CGCCGCCGTGCCACACGCCGCCGCGCCACACGCCGCCGCGCCACACGCCGCCGCACCACTCGCCGCCGCGCCACACGCCGCCGTGCCACTCTCCGTCGCGCCACTCGCCGCCGCGCCACACGCCGCCGCGCCACTCTCCGTCGCACCACGTCACATATCTGTATTGGGACACGCTCACATCCGCGTTACTGGTCTGTGCGTCCCGGAGCCACTGCGGGCACCGGTCGCCCAATTCATCGATTGTCAAGTTGCACCTCCATCCGGCCCCGCCCCTGCTGTCAGTGGTGGGGTCGAGTTGAGGGGCGGAATCTATCAGCCTCGGAGTATAAAGCAGTCCTCACACCAGGGCTCGGTGCTGACGAAGACCGCGTCTACGTGCTCAATCACCGCTCCGCATTTGCAGCAGCGCACCGGATGCTCGATCTGCTCAAATCGCCGAGCAATCTTTGCCTTCGCCTCATCACTGAAATGGATCACCCTTCGAGTCATTGGCTTCCTCCCGACGCGGCCCTTTCCGCGTTTCGGCCCGCGCTCATCAGGGGAGGAGCCGCGGCAGGTGACAGGATTGCTGTTGCCGTGCGAGACCCCAGCACAAATCAGGGACCACAGGCTGTCCTCGCGGTCCTTGTCGTCTGGCTGCACCCCATACACGAGAGCGAATAGCCGCTCCAGCTCGGCGGGCTCCGTGGCCACATCCTCGCGGCCGGTCTCGATGTATTCCCGCACATCGTCTTCCGTGCGGACCCATGTCGTGTCAGCGTATTGCGTCATTTCGCGTTCCTCCGTTCCTGCCGCTCCAGGTCCCTGATTTCCCGTCCCACAATCGCCCGTTCGAAGTCCATGTGAAACTCGGGGTCCCTTGCCACAACTCGCCCCGCGTCAATCGCTTCCAGCACGCGCGCCCCCGCCACCAACCGCTCAGCTAGGGGGAGCGTGATGATCGTCTGTACCATCGTGTGCATTGCCGTCATGCCTCCTGTCCGTCTGTCCGTCCGCCTGTCCGTCAGGCCATAGCCGATTGAACTCGGCCACTGCCGCGTCGTAGTCATCCGCGTTCCATGCGTTCCGGCCAGCCTTGCGCATACTGCGGTTGCCCGCATCCTGCGCAGCAGCACGTGCCAATTGCCGCGTGAGCGTGACTCTGGGCATCGTGCGTCCGTCCCTACGCAAAGAATCTCGCCAGTGGGTACAGTGCCCGCACCCGCGCCTTTGCATCCTCCCGGTCACTCGCCCGCACAAACCCATACACCGAATCATCCTCGGCTGCGTACCCATACAGCCGTTGCCCCACGCCCCAGTACGCCCCGCCCGAGTCGTATCCACCGCGATCCAGCCGGATGTGGCGCAAGTACATTCGCCCTGCGTACAGTGCCGTGTTGTCATCCCACGTGCGGCGCCCCATCGGAGCACCGAACTGGCAGTTGCATTGTGGTGTCAGGTCCATGACCGCCTCCTAGCCCTTATCCAGCCACTCGAACATCCTCGGGTGAATCGCCCGTGCCAACCATTCGGGAATCCGCTTGCACTGAGCCAAGAACTCGCGGGATGCGCTCGTGCTTGCTATTGGACTGTTCCGCTCATTCAGGATCGCACCCAGCCCGTCTACCAGGCCGTCGTGCTGGTCCGGGTAGAACGCCGCGAATACGTTCCCGCAGTGTCCCTTGTTCCACTTCCCCGACCGCTTTTTCGTTCGCACGTCAGGGAACTCCAGGTAGAATCTTACGCCTTGCATGGTGCCTCCTCCTGCCGATTGTCCCAAATGCATGCTTGCCTCTTTGCCCGCTTCAAGCGGCAATAGTCGCCTGAGGATTCGAAGTACCAGCCATGGTAGAGGGTGCCGAAAATCCGGCACGAAACCGCGCGCCGATAGGCCCCACCGAAGCCCACATAACGGCGTGGCCCGACACTGGCGCAAGTGTCAAGGTCAAATCCTGTCCACGTGTGGACTACACCACGGCAATTCAGCCACGGCGTAGGTTCCATTTGCACAGCGCTGTGCACTAACTCGACGTACAGAAACGCGTGCTCTGGGCCGGTCTTGAGGTGTGCAAGTTCCTGTGCCTCTACCAGCCGATTGTATGTGTCCGCGTCCTGTGCCGAGAGTGGCACCCCCGCTGTGTCCCTGATTAGCCCGTCCGGGCTATAAGCCTTGCCTTCGTGCACGATTGCGTACATGGTCAATCCTCCATCCGTTTCCACACCGCTGTCCTGTCCAGTCGTGGTATCGAGCGTTGCGGTTGCTATTGGATTCCCTTTCCATCCTTATGCTATCGTTTCACCTTGAATAAGTCAAGCACATTATTAAACCTTAATAGTAAGCGTTAACTCTAACCTCCATCTGGCTACCCAGCGAGGCGATAACACGCCGAAGGTGTGGTATCTCCGAGCCCCAGGTAGGCCGTAAATACATAAGTGAGCACTTGCTTACATTCGTCCACATAAGTGAGCAAGTGCTCACATTCACCAGGTAGCTAGCGATCGGGGGGTGTGCTGTGGCATCATATGGTCGATGCCAAACGGTCAGCGCGATGACGATTGGAAGTGCCCAAAGTGCAAGCAGTGGTCACGGCACGAGAGGCACGTCTGCGGGCATTGTAAGACACCCGCGCCAATGCGCCGCACAGAGACACGCAAAGCACTGAGAGAGCAGGCTCTAGAACGTATGCACGAGCACACGCTCCATCGCTTCGGTCTCACCTAGATTGTTGATTCCAAAGCCCCCATTATCAACACGTTAGCCGTTATGCTAATAGTCATTGGCGTAACCATACCAGCGTTGCGTGCCGTACCATGCCTAGCCATCTATGCCACGCCAGCGCCAACCATGCGCCGGCCGATTGTCCGCAGCGCCAGCCCATTGTTGAGGGGGGAGGGGAGGGGGGCCAGCGGCAGCCGATTGGGCGCTCCCATCTGCATAAAAAATTGCTGATTCGGCCTTTCACCTGGAAGTCTGGGGTCACTGTCGAACTCGCGTCTGTCCTGTCTTCCTGTGTCTTGTTGGACCGCTTCGCGCTCCAAAACGATGGCTTCCATCTGCCCTGTAGGCCAAAATTCCGACTCGGAATCTTCACCGCCCAGGCATCCCGGCCGCCCCCGCCCCTGGATTTGTCCCAACCTGTGGCGCCCGCCGGTATACTGGATGTGTTATGCGACCAACAATCTGCCGTTACGCCGCATTTTTGTCCGTTCTGCTGCTTGCGCCTTTGTCCGCACTAGGCATGAGCCGGGTTCAGGTCCCCTGCACGGTTGGAGGCAAGGTCGTTGTCTCGGGCGTCACCGCTTCCTCGACCCGCGTCATGGCGTCCTATCCTCAATGCACCGTCACCGTCTACAAGTCTGGCCTTCCTCACATCCCCGCCAACCTGGCAACGCTCTATTCTGACAACGGCACGCCGCCCACTCCGATGGCCAATCCCTTCACCGCCGATGTGAACGGCTTCGGCTGGTTCTACGTCGCCGACGGGATTTACGATATTCAGATCTCCGGCGGCTCGGCACCCTCACTTCCCGCGCCCTACACCTACAGCGCGGTCAATGTCATGGATGCCTATGTGTTACAGAATGCTTCTGGAGCGGTGCCTTACCTGAAGGACACCCGGATGAAGGAGAGTCCGCACGTCGGGGACTTTGGCGCTCTGTGCAACGGCGCTGCCGATGATACGGCCGCATTTATTGCTGCTGGGGCGTGGGGCCGGTCGTTCTTCGTCCCTTACGGCACATGTTTGGTCAAGTCCCAGGTTGTCCTGACGGGTGTGGGGCAGCAACTGAACTGCGCTGGAATGGGCGGAGTATTCGGCGGCGCTTCCCAAACGGTCATCAAAGCCGCCGCTGGAGCCGACGCGACAGTCACCAATGCGACGACCGGCTCCATCATCAAACTATCCGAGGATGGCCAGTCTGTCAGAGGATGCGAGGTTGATGGCAACAGCATCGCCGCTTACGGCATCCTCGCCCAGAATGCCGCGCGCTCTGTCGTCGAGCATACTTACGTCCACAACGCTGTCTATGACGGCATTCTGCTCTATGCCTCCAACCACCTGGATAACAACAACTTGTTCACTTACATCAACACTAACTCGTCTTACAATGGCCGCGACGGGTTCTCGCAGACCGCCGAGACTAACTCCGGTAACCAGGTCAAATATCTGAATGTGGATGCGGTCGGAAACGGGCGTGACGGACTGCGCGTGGACGGCTACGGCGCAAGTATCGATGGCGGCAACTTCGCTGCAAACACCAACTGCGGCATTACCCTTGGCACGACTGCCGCCTCGCCCGGCGCGACTTCGCCCTTCATCATGAATCCGACCGTCGAAGCCAACACTGTCGGCCAGATCTGCGAGGGCGGCGCTGGATTTGGCAACTCCCACGGCATCATCTTCACTTACAAGAACAACCAGCCGACCGACTTCTACCCTAACAACAGCCACTACAACTGGTTCATGTCTGACTACGGCGGCGTCATTATTCAGGTCGGCTCCTCCTACAGCCCAACCGACAACATGTTCACTGTCCAATCCAACACGAACTCCGATCCTAGGATTGCCGTCAATTACGAGGGCCGGCTGAAGCTGTACCCCAATGCCACGACTGGCGTCACTGCCGACGACAATGCTTACATCTACCCGCTGAAGGGCGGTGGCGTGTTCCCCTACGATGGCGGCTTCGGCGCCCTGGTGCTCCAGTCCCGTTCGAGTGCCGACCGGCCGATCCAACTGATTACCGGTTCCACTCCCACTGCCGCGCTGACGGCATTCGGAACCGGCCGCGTGGCTATCTCCCCAACCTCCCAAACGGACAACGGTGCTAACTTACAAGTGACCGGCACTGGCACTTACTCGGGCGATCTGAGCGTCGGCGGCACGGCGGTCCCCGGAACCCTCAACAGCGCTGCCCGCGTCCTGGAGATCAAGGGCTCTGGCAGCTCAGCCGCGACCCCAGTCATGCTGCGCCTCTGGCCCCGCAGCGGCGGCGGATATGACGTTGACTCCCCGGCAGTCATTTCGACATTCCTGACCGGCTTGCGGGAAAATGAGATATGGTCTAACTCCAACTACTTACTAGGGGTGACTAAGACGACCGGTGGCGTGACTTACACTCAGTCCAACTTACTGGCCAATAACGCGCTGTTAGTAACAAGCGGCGGCCGTGTCTTGGTTGGTACTGGTCTATCCACGGATTCCGGGGCTGTGCTGCAAGTATCCGGCAAATATGCGTTTTCGATGGTCGGGGACACGTCCGCCAACTTGGGCCTCCCCCCTGGCGACACGACTATTACGTGGTGCACCAACTGCGCCCCTAGCACCAACCCCTGCACGGCCGGTTCTGGCGCGCTTGCTATTTCAAATGGCGCTGGTTCAAACTGGAGATGTCTATGAGAACCGTCTCAGCAATAGCCTTTGTCTTCGCAGTGGTGGCCTTAAGCTTCTGCCAAACCCCTGCCCCATCCCCCGCCAAGCCCAAGCCTATCCCAATCGAGCGTCAGGAAGTTCTGTCCCGCCTCATGATCCGCTACCAGGCCCTTCAGATCGACGCTCTGCGCATCGAGCGCGACCTCGCCGCGGCGCAACAGGCGGTCCAGTCAGAACTCGAATCCCTGCGCCGGGAATACGACGCCCCGAACTGTGAACTGACCATCCATAAGGTTTGGCAATGCCCTGCCCCGGCCGCCGCGCCCCTTCCGGCCAAACCTGCAAACTGACTTGCCCAGCCGGATTTTCACGTATAATATCTGACTGAGGAGTGACTTCATGATCGATCCGGAACTAGCCAATCGGCTCTCACTGATTTTCGGTGGCCTCACGGCCCCTTTCGCCTTCATCTGGAAGGAAACCGGCTGGCCTGGGTGGAAGCACCTGGACTACAACGGCGAAGAGTACCTCCAATACATCGACCCCCTGACTGGCCGCGTTTTCCAGGGTGTCGGCTACACGCGCATCTCTGCTGCCGTGCGGGATTCGAGGAGCTACGCCTGCCTCGAATTCAACGCTGGAACCGCCCCCGGCATGATTTCCCTACAGCACGTTGCCGTGGACGCACGCGGCGAAATCACCGGCGTCTACACGACCGAGAATGACTGCCCGACGCTCAAGCCTGGCTGGCACACGCCGGCCGAAGTGATCCAGGATGGGATCGACCGCGGCTACGGCCAGTTCGGCACCAACCGCCTGGAATCGTTCAAGAAACTGGTCCCCACAGCGCTCCGTGTGCGTTGGGACCCGGTGACGGACACCTTCAACGCACCGGTCGAGCCGTTGCCGCTGCTGCCGTTCTAGCGGCTGACAGGAAAGGAATCTCACATGAATTTCAGACTTTGGATGAAATGCTTGGGTGCAGCAGCGGCCGGTGGGGCGTTCTCCACCGCGTCCCAACTGGTGCTCAACCGGTCCATGCAACAGCCGGGCGCTCCTCCGATCACCGGTGATAACCTGTGGCAGACAGCGCTGATCGGTGGCGTGATTGGCGTGTTGGGCTACCTGAAGCAATCGCCGATCCCGACAACGCCCGTGGCAGATGTGGCCCAGAACCAGGCGGCCCCTCCCAAGCCCTGATGCCCAAGCCTTCCAAGACCGGCTCTCCGCCTGCTTCCTTGGAGTTGGTGAAGGAGCCCCATAGCCCGCGCGGACTAGTCCCAGCTAGTTCGTGCGGGCGCTTGGACACTGCCTATAATGCCTATCTGGACTCGCTCGAACTCCGCAGCGATTCCCCCAAGTCCAAGGCTGTCGAGTTCGCTCTCGCATCCGCCCGCGATGAGCGCTTCCGTGTCTTCCTGGAGCGGCTGTCCAGCCCACTGTGCAAGCGCTGGTCCCTGGCTACAATCGCCAAAACGTGCGAGATTTCCCTTCCTGAGTGGGCCGAGTTCTGGCAGAAGGCCACCGTCCAGCGTGCGCTCGCCAAGGCCCAGGACGCACTGCCGAATCTGGCCGATGATCTGATCGAGGATGCCAGGAGCCGCATTGTCGGTTGTGAGCGCTGCGGCGGCCGTGGCACGCTCAAGGCTGAATGCCCGGTCTGCGCCAATCAGGTGACCGACTGTCCGCACTGCAACGGCAAAGGCATAGTCGAATCCTGCCCGGATTGTGATGGGACTGGTAAGCAGCGCAAGCCGGGTGACGTGGACGCGCGCCGCATGTTACTGGATATGACGGGGTTGGGTGGCCGCAAGGCCCCTGCCGTGCAGATTAACCAGACGTTCTCCTCGGGGATTGGCTCGGCGATGGACAAGATGTCCAAAGTGACGTTTGATGTGGAAGTCGAGGCCGAACCGCAGACACCGGATTAAGTTTCCAGGTGAAACCTCCACTTTTCTGTGATACAATCCGTTCGTGCTGCGCCTTCTGCTGTCCCTCATCCGGCCCCTGTCCCACATTGCCCAGGAACTCCGCATCCTCCGCGAACTCTATGAACTCGACCTCCAGTCCCGCGTCCCTCCCATCTACCGGATGACCGAGAAGCCGTCCAAGGCCGACACCGAAGTCTCTTACCAGGGCGTGGATGAGAAGACGCCATTTTGGAAGCGTGTCCCATGGTTCAACGACGAGGAGGACAAAGACGATGCGAGTTAAAGCCACCCGCGAGGGTCTGGTTGGACAAACGACAGCCAGCGGCTACGTGGTGGACCGGGTCGTGCCGTTCGTGGCCCTTCCGTGCCGCCAGGCGCTCCACAGTTTCATCCGGATCAGCAATCCGGCTAATGGGAAATCCTGCCTCGCCATTGTCCTCGATGTGGGGCCGTGGAACACGGCGGACGAGGAATATGTGTTTGGCGGGAAGCGCCCCCAGGCGGAAACCGGCATCGATGTGACCGGACGTAAGACCAACCGGGCGGGGATCGACTTGGGGGAACGTGTCTGGAAGTTGCTTGGGATGAAGGACAACTCCTGGGTCGAATGGGATTTCTTCCTCGGCGTGGTTGTGGATTCCAAACATAAGACGGACTAAGCCGTGTACGATTCCTCCATTGTCGAGCGGCGCTTGAGCCAAGCCAAGAAGGCCGGCTTCAAATACACCCGCCTTCCTCGTGACCGGTCGGTCGATACCGCTGCCGCCATACACCGATTGAGCCTGGACCAAAATGGCCTGCCCATCCCAGACGGCAAACTCTCCCGTTCCCTGAGCCGCCCCGAGGAGGAATTCATCGCCAGCGAACTCCTCATCTGCAAGTGCGACTTCCTGTACTGGGTTGAGCGCTACGCCCACATCGAGATCGACCCCGGCGTCGGCACCGACCCCAGCGGCGCCATGGACATCAACAAGATTGGCCCCACGCTCTACTTGCCTTCCCAGCGCCGGTTCCTTCAACTGGTCGGCCGCCGCGAGGCCGAATGCCATGCTGAGAAGCGCCAATACGGATTCACCGAGGGCATCCGCATATACGCCCACAAGGTCCGCCAAGTCTGCATCACCACTACTTGGCTCCAGATGATGCTCCACCGCATGTTATTCTGGACCGGCACCCGAGCCCACGCTGCCTCCCTGGATGACAAGCGCACTGGCGAGTTGTTCAAACGCTACCACATCATGCTGGACCACCTTCCATTCTGGATGAAGCCGGACGTGTACCCTGACGTGAAGGACACCGAGATCGGGTTCCGGCCGCCGCTGTCCTCCCGCCTCTCGTTTGAAAAGGAGAACGCTGAGACTGGCATTGGCACGGGCTCCCAGAATGACATCAGCGGCCTCACTGAAGTCGCGCTTTGGATGCACCCTTATCAAATTCGGTACAGCTTTGTCCCTTCGATCCCCAAAGCGATCACCACCCTGCACGTCCAGGAGAGCACTTCTAACGTCAAAGGCGATTACTGGAATGAGGTCACCGAGTCCGCCCGGCACAAGCGCCGCGGCTACGAAACCTGGGTCTACTGCTTCATCCCCTGGTATATGAATTTCATGAAATACCGGGCGAACGTGCCGGACTCGTGGACGCCCGAGGAGCACACGCAGAAGCACGCAGACCTGATCGAGCGCACGTCGCCCGAGTGGTTCGATGGGCAGACCATCCACCCGACCCGTAGCCAGTTGTACTGGTGGGAAACCACGCGCGCGGAGGCTGCACATAACGGCGAGCTGGCCGGGTTCCTGGCGTCTTACCCAGCCACGCCTGAGCAGAGTTTCCAGAATGTGAATCAGGGAGCGCTGCCCGTGGAACTCATTGAGGCTATGGAGCAGGAAGTTGTATCCGGATCTCCGTACGAACTGGAATTGGCGGCACAGGAATGATCTTTGCTTACGCTGATCCTCCCTATATCGGTCTAGCACATCGCTACAATTGCCAGGAACTGGACCACGAGCATCTGGTCAAATCAATCCTACCCAAGTACGACGCTTGGGCTCTTTCCTGTTCCTCCCCTACTTTGCTTGAGGTCTTGTCTTTGTGCCCCAAGGACGTACGTGTGGCAGCTTGGGTAAAGCCATTTTGCATCTATAAGCCTGGTGTGAATCCAGCTTACGCATGGGAACCAGTCATCTTCTGGGGAGGTCGTAAGCGCGGTTGTAGAGACCTAACTGTGCGAGATTGGGTTTCTGCGAACATAACGGTAAAGAAGGGCCTGTGTGGGGCCAAACCGGAGGAATTCTGCCTTTGGATATTCTCTCTGCTGGGGGCATTGCCGAACGACACGTTTGTGGATTTGTTTCCTGGTACGGGCGGGGTCCAATTGGCTTGGGACAGATACCGTGCTTCCCGATATGCTGACGACGTGACGAAGGAGTGGGCATGATTACACGACCTTTTCACGTCTCCGGCAACTCCCTGCTCCCATTTTCCGACTCGGAAGAATCACTCCAGGCCGACCCTCGGGGCATTGTCTGGATGTTCGAGGAGCCCATTCCCCAGGCCCAGTACATCATGGGTTGTGACGCTTCTGTCGGCATTACCGGCTGGTCCCGCGCTACCTCCACTGACGGCGACCACAAGATTGACAACGGCGCCATCGAGATTTTCCGTGTTGATGCGATCAAACGCCTATTGACCCTCAAGGACGGTTCCCCCGACATCGACCCTGTGACCAAGCTCCAGAAACACATCTATCGGGACTTGCAGGTCTGCGAGTTCGCCGCCCCTGTCGATGCTGTGGACATCGCCCGTGTCGCCAATGTCCTCGGCCGCATCTACGCCGGTAACGCCGAAGACCAGTGTGAACTCATCTTGGAGTCCTACCCTGGCCCTGGAATGCTCACGCTCCAGGAATTAATGCGACTGGGGTATATGAACCTGTGGCAGTGGGAGCGGATCGCCGATGGAGTGGCTGAGCAGACGCCCCGGATCGGCTGGTACTCAGGCCGGGAAACGCAGAAAATTCTGTGGTACCGGTCGCGCCGCCACCTGATGGAGCGGAAGGCCAAAGTCCTATCTCCCTGGCTGCTGGATGAGTACCGCTCCGCTGTCATCGACATGAGCAAGTTGCGCGGCGTGGCCGGCGGTGGCGCTCACGATGACCGGATGCAGGCAGCAAACATGGCCTTCTGGGCAGGGCATCAGTGGACCTACGACCCCGAGCGCACGAATGAGCCCGTCACCCTATCCCCGGCAATCGAGCCCCAGCGCATGGCACCCGTCCTGGGCGAGTACAAGTCCTATAGGGATGCCTGGGTCGATGCGGTGGAGGAGTGGGAATAGTTTCGGCTTGACACCCACACTTCTTCACTTGTAAACTGTCTTCCGTGAGTATCGCCAAGCGCAAAGTTGAGCCTCCGGGCATGGCCGCCGAGTCCTACCGTGATTCTCCCTCGGCCGTGCCCACTTTTTCCGGCCCTCCGGACTCTGAACTGATCGACCCCAATGCCGATTACTCGACTGAGTTCTGCGCCCTCACGATCCGGCCGGACGGCTGCGGCGAGGCTGTGGTCCTCATCCAACCGGAGATCCTGAAGCGCATCCTGTCCCGTGCTCAAACCCGCGATCCCGCTGTGTACTTGTGGGAGAACATCCTCCGGGCTGCTCTGATTGGCCACGTTTACTGAGGTCCTTATGCCCTGTGTGTCCTGGATCTGCGGTAACTGCCGTTCCATGCATCCCGGCTCCGTCCCCTCCTGCCCTAAGTGCGGCTTGTCCCGGCGCGAACTGCGCCACTCCACCAAGGCCGTGGTCTACCGCAACCCTGCCACTGGCGAGCACCGGACCCCCGCCCGGAGCGACGTTCCCATGCCCGAGGTCTACGCCTGCCAGGGCTTCGTCCGGGAAGAGATCGACAACATGAGCGCATTCGAGCGGGAGACCGGCCTGGTACACGAAGCCTCGAATTACAACCAGGGCGGCGCGACGGCTGAGAGGGACCTGGCTGCTCACTGCGAACCCCTCCCAATCAAGGGCCTCGACGCTCCCTCTAACACTCCTTCCAGCTCCCCTGACGTATAATCATCCCCAGAGGCTGCGGACTTCATGCCCGACTACTATAGCGATTTGCCGCCCGTCAAGACGATGGACGAGGCCAAGCCCGGCTCTGTGGACTACGCCATCCTCGAATGGTGCGAGTCCCGGCTATCGGACGGCCGCCGGTTCGTCGAGTCCTCCGTTGGCTACGACCGCATCTCCCGCTCGCTCGATGCCATCTTCGACGCTGAGCGCGAGTCCGGTTCCTCCTACGTTCCCACCCCCAAGCCCCTCTCCCGCACCCGTGCCAATTTCGTGGCCAAAACCGCCGAAGATGTGACCGCCCTCCTCACCGACACGCGCGTCTTCTGGAACTATTCCACGAGCAACCCGAAGTACGAGCAGCAGGCCCGACTGGCGAACAAGGATGCGGAACTGTGGTATACGTCCCGCCTCATCGATCTGCGCCTCGCCGATGGCATCCGCCACTACACCACCTCGGGCTCCGCTGTCATCCACCTTTACTATTCGCGTCGGCTGAACGACATGATGGTCGAGGCGGAGGACCCGCGGCACGTCTTCCCCATCGAACCCATCTCCTACCATACGTTCCAGGACGCCCTCGGAGTCATCATCCGTAAGGCCCGCACGCCCACGTGGGTACGGAACGAGTACGGGAAGGACGTGAAGCCCGACATCGGCGACCCCGGCATTTTTAGTTGGTTCACGCGCACGCTCAGTGGCAAGCCCAAGCATTCTGGCCCGCTGTCCAAGCGTCACGGCGGCGAAGAGGCCATCCCTGCCACTCCCACGGTCTTCGTCAACACGATGTATTTGGATGACCGCCGGACCAACAAGACCAACAAGGTAGTCATGATGGGTGAGTTCAGCGAGGATGGCACACCCAAGAACCCCTGGTCGTACCTGGTTCCCCCCGGAGCCCCCTTATACCCGTTCAAGCGCTTGATTGTCTGGTGTTCCGGCGTCCTCCTATACGACGGCCCCTCGCCCTACTGGCACTCGATGTACCCGGTCATGAAGCTGACGCTCAACCCGTGGCCCAACTCGTGGCTCGGCAAGGCGCCGCTCTGGGACGTGCTCCCGCTGAACGAGAGCCTGAACTCCCTGTTGCGCATCATCGACGACCATGCTGCCCAAGTAGCCCAACCTGGCGTGATTGCCGACCGGAACGTCTCCCGCGCCGAACTCAACAAGTTCAACTCTCGTGCCGCCGGTTACCAGATTCGCACCAACTTGGCTTCCGGCAAGGGCATCCAGGTGGTCAATCCTCCTCCGCTCGACTCTGCCCTTTGGCCCCACATCGATAAGATCCTCGAATTCATCCGGCAACTATCCGGCACGGCCGATGTGTCCCAGATCTCCCAGCTTGCCCAGATCCCCAGTTCGGACACAATCGACACGATCATGAAGGCGATGACGCCGAACATCCGCCTCCGTTCCCGCATCCTCGAAGGCTTCATGAGGGAACTGGCCGAGCAATACCTATACTCAGTGGCGGAATTCGACACCCTTGCCAAGCGCATCGCCAAGTTCGGCCCGGCCGCCGTCACCCCCGAGGACTTCGACTACAACCCCCGGACGTTCATCCCCGACGACATTCCAGACGGGGACCCCGGCGACATTGCCTCGATGGAGAACGCGCTCGGGGAAGGCCCGCGGCCGATCTATTCCCGTGCGAAGGCCATGCTGCGTTCGTTCAGTTACAACTACAAGCGTGGCTCGCTGCTCAACTCGGCCGCTCAGCAGGATCTGATGGAGGATCTGTTGTTGGCCAAGATGGGATACCTGAGCGTGTTCACGTTGATGGAGCGCATGGGCCGCATGAACTTTGCCCCACCCTCGGTCCAGGTGCCTAACTCGGAGCTGGAGCGGCTCCAGCTTCAGCAGCAGCTCGGCATCGGGATGATCGCCAACGCTCAAGGCAGGAAGGCCACCAACCAGGAGCCTCCCCAAGTGAGCAACGACGGCGGCGGGGATGTGACGCTTCAGACCAGTTAGCCCCTGCGCGTGGCTCCCGGCCCAAGATTCCGACTCGGAATATTCCCCCTACTTTCCAAACTTTCACCTAGAAACTCCTTCCCCTTCTAGGACTTACGTTGACATTCATGCTACCATCCACTGTGAAGGTAGGTTTTGTAAAGCAGCATGGCCAAAGAGAAGTGGATTGCCGGGGCCATTAAGCATCCAGGGGCGCTGCACAAGCAACTTGGCGTCCCCCAGGGCGAGCGCATCCCGGAGAAGAAACTCTCTGCTGCTGCCAAAAAGGGTGGGACTCTGGGCAAACGAGCCCGTCTGGCTCAGACACTCAAGGGCTTCCACCACTAAAACCTTAGGGACCTATGGCTGCCGACACACAGGTCGAGTTCAAATCCGGTCTCAAGGGCCTATCAGCGGCACGTAAGGCGGCCAAGTTAGGCACTTCAGCAATCTCGATGGCCAGGAAACGCGAGGAAGTTCCGGGGAAACTGGGTAAGCAGTCCTCCCTATCCGGAGCCCTCTCCAGTCTACGCAGGAAAGGAGCGGTCAGGTAATGGCAAAAACGTGCATGGCATCGGGCGGCGGAAAGTCCCAGCCCGGCTTCGGACGCAAGACCAAGGGTTCCGCCTCGCTCGGCAAGAGCACCGGCAAGGCGTTCGGGAAGAGCGCGTCTCCAGCGGGGAAATAAATGGGCGGCTTCACTGCCAATCCGGGTTCGTCCGCGGCGGCCTCCCCTCTTCCACCGCTGCCCAATTTGCCCGCCGCACCGGCTGCCGGGGGTCAAGGCTCCGCCAGCGCCCCAGCCCCCGGCTCACCGGACTTTCTGGCATCCATCCTGTCGGGCATCGCGCCGGTCAAGATGGCGGTCGATCAGATCCACTCTGCCTGTCAGCAGATTGTCCGCAATGGCATCAACCCGGAGGCCGAGCAGATCTGCGGCCAGATCGTCGCGCTGGCATCTTCCCTCTTGCCCATAGCCGCGCAGCAGGCGCTGCAACCCGGTATGGGCGGCGCTGGCGGTGGCATGAACATGCTTCCTCCTCCCGGACCCCCGGCCCCGGTAGGAGGTGTTCCTCCTGGCGGAGGAGTCATTCCGGGGATGACAGGACAGGCGGGCTAACGACATGACAGCACAGGAATTGTTCAATTATCTGATTGGCGACGCGGGGCTGGATGAAGCGACTGCCAAGGCGGTGATGGCGGCGGCCAGTAACGAGAAAGTGGCTGCCAAGGCGGGGACGCTGAAGCAGCAGCAGGAATTCGACGCGATTCAGGCGAAGACGGCCGAACTCCAGGCGAAACTGGATGGCACCAAGGACAAGCCGGGCGCCTCGGCCTACGAGCAGTGGTACCAGAAGAACTGGGCATCAATACAACAGTTGCAGCAGACTGTGGCCCGGTACCAGGAGCGCTATGGAGCCCTCGACGAAGGCGGGGCGGCCGGCGCAGGCGCAGGGGCTGCTGGTGCTGCCGGAGCTGGCGCCGCCGCGGGAGCCAAACCGATGACCAAGGAAGAGATCGCCACAGTGGTCAACGAAGTGATCCAGGGCAACTACGGCCCCCGGTGGAGCACGCTGCTGACCTCGACTGGAACCATCCTGGAGCGCCACATCCGCGCAGGCCGCAAGAACCCCATTGACTGGCAGAAGCTTTCCCAGATTGCCGAGACCAAGGGCGGGGACGTTGCGGCGGCATACGAGGAATGGGACAAGCCCGAGGCTGAGGCTTCGGCCAAGGCAGCCCAGGACAAGGAAGTCGAGCGCCGGGTCAAGGAAGAATTGGCCAAGCGGCAGACGCAGGCTGCGTTCCCGGCTGGTGCCGACGCGACCCCGAGTGGAAGCGCCGGAATCACGCGGGGCGGCGCCCCGGCCAAGTACGACCGCACCAAGGTGATCGAGGCGGCGGTGACCGGCAAGTATGACGGCAACCAAGCGGCTGCCTAACGAGTAGGGAGTTCAGTACGAGCAGACAGGAGACGTTCAGATGCCTGACAACTTGACGCAAATCGAGGTCACGACTCGCCGATACATCGACGAGCAGCCGAAACTCCGTGACCTCGTCTTCAACAAGGACCCCCTGATGTCCTTTCTCGATGAGAACTGTCTGGACGAAGTCCCCGGCGGCTCGTCCTGGAATGACAACATCGAGTACGACGTTCAGGACGGCGGGTCCTACTCCAAGGGCCAGGATCTACCGGCCGACCAACGCCAGATCGAGCAGCAGCTTCGCTTCGATCCGAAGTACCAGACGGTCCTGATCCCCTTCTACAAAGAGGACATCAAGGTCCTCAACACCGGTCCGCTCGCCGTAGTGAAGCTGGTCGAGGAGCGCGTGGACTCGGCCTACATGCAGCTCGGGGCGCAGACCGCTCTCCAGCTCTACATGCAGGGCCAGGCCGGAAATTACATCAAGCAGATCAACGGACTGGACGAGGCGCTCTCGGACGGCGCGAACAATGGATGGCAAGGCGCCACCTACGCCACTTACGGGACTCTGACCCGCGCCCTGTACGGCGGCCGTATGCTCGCCCCCGCTCCGGTCAACTTCGCCCACGGTGCCATCACCCTGCCGCAAATCGAGGCGATGTATCAGTCGGTCAACTACGGTTCCGGCGAGTATGAGCCCAACATCATCCTGACCACCGCCCGCGGCCTGGGCTTTATCCGCAACAACTACCAGACGCAGCAGAGGTTCCAGAACGTGACGGTCGCCAAGGGCGGCTTCCGCGGCCTGGAATACAACGGTGCTGTCATCCTGGCTTCCCGTTACGCCCCTGGCCAGTACATGACCGGACCGGCGCTGGCTGGCACCAACGACCGTGTTGCCGTGCGGTACCTGTCCTACACGACCCAGGGCAACGTCGTCGCTTACCCGGCTGGTTCGCTGGGTGCCAACGACGAGTCGATCTGGATGCTGAATGCCCGCAAGCCGATGATTAAGTACCGCATCTCGAAGCAGGCACCCTTCAACGGCTCCCTCGACGACGACGGGTTCATCCCGTCCGCCGGAAACACCAAGCTGGTAGGAAAGATCCTGCTGGCTCACAACCTGAGCGTCCTGCCGGGCTATCATTGCTACGGCTACGGATTTACGTCGTAACTGGCGGAGAGTAGAGGAGATACTAACATGCAAGTCTATAAGCGGATCGCCAATCCGTACATGCCGCAGGGGACACCGAATCTGACCAATTCCCCTAGCTACCCACCCCACATCTCCGCCACGTCGGGCCTGACAAACTTCTACGCCCCAGGCGAGATTGGGTGCCGGTTCTCGGATGAGAATCGCGGCCGTGAGTACCACCGTGTCATCGTCGATTCCGGTGCCACATCAGCCACCCCCGTGGGCGCGGTCGCTGCCAACCAGCTCGCTTTCTGGAAGCAGCGGCCTCTGCTGGTCACCAATGACAAGCGCTTTGCCGAATCCGGACCGACCGCTGCTGTCAACCAGGTCGCCGGCATCTTCCAGGTGGCGGCCACGCCAGGCTACGTGGTTGACCTGTGCACGGGTGGCATCAACGTCAGCGTCGCCTCGGACGGCTCCGGTACGCCGGGCTGTGCCGTATTCTCGGATGCCACGGCCAACACCGCCCGTGTTGTGGCCGCCGCTTCCGTTGTCACTGCGCCGCTCAGCCAGAAGCTCGGCACCCTCAAGACTGCTGGTGCCACTGCCCTGGTGGATGTGGCGATTGGTGAATTCCTTGGTATGTAAGGAGGCTTATGGCCGACGTGACGATCAACAATACGCCCACCCGGCACGTCTGGGGCGACCTAGTAGTCCGCATCTTTGACGTGTCCGGTGCCTCCGGATCGATACTTCGAACCGGCATGGGGAGCATCCTGCTGGTAGGATGGCAGCCGTGCACGAGCGCTGGTGCGGCTTCCATTCTGAGCACGTACTCGGAATCGGCCGGAGTGTTGACCCTGATCACTACGGGAGCCGCGATGGTCAACGAAGTGGTCTTTGTCGTTTCCCGCACGGGGTAGCCTCGGTGGAGGTGCCCCGTGCCAGACGACTTTGTCACTCTCTCGAACCGTTTGCTGAACCGCTGCCCGGCGGCTGGTATTGTCCTCTGTGAGCAGTTTGTCAATGATGCCTGGAAGACGTTGCAGTCCCGGCGGGAGTGGAGCTGGAGGCGCCGCAGTAGCACCTTTGCCCCTCCAGACATCTACGCCACCGGTTCCGTCTCTACCAACGTGGGCATCGGTCAGCCCACGCTCCTGACTGGCATAGGCACTGTCTGGACTCCCTCCATGATTGGCCGTCAGATCCGCGTTGGTGGCGTCCTCTACCCCTACTACACCATCACAGCCTGGCTCTCGGCGACCTCCATCCTGATCGACCAGCCATGGGCCGGGCCGGACGTGACGCTCAAGCCCTATCAGATGCTCCAGTGTTACTTCACAGTCCCCGCTGATTTCGGCTACTTCCTGGTCGTGGTTTCAGTCAAGGACGGCTACCGCCTGTGGACCAACATGACCCAGACGGACCTGGGTTTGATGGACCCGCAGCGAGTCAACACCGGGCAGACCTACGCCACCGCATTCCGGGATTACCAGCAGCAACTCAGTGGCACGGTCGGGCCTGTGATCCCTGTCTCCGCCACTGGTGCCTCCCCGGTATCCACCACATCCCTTGGCTTCTCTTACGTCGCTGATGCCACCTACATCATCCGGGTGGCCACGACCGGAGTCTCAGGGGCTGCCACGTTCTCCTGGATGCGCTCGGGCCAAACCGGTTTCACCGGCCCCATCCTCACCGACATAGCGGCGGCCGATCTGATGGATGGCGTGCAGGTCTACTGGCCGGCCGGTGGTGCTGTCTACACTGCCGGAGACCTGTTCATCATCAATGCGAGGGCCGGGTCGGTCTCTGGTTCCGTGCGCTACGAACTGTGGCCCGCGCCCACCACTTCGGCCTACCTGTACCCGTACCTGTACCTGGCACGGGAGTACGATCTGACGGTGGGCCAGCCGCAGCTTCCTTATCCTGTGGCGGCGCGCGGCGAGGTGCTGCTGGAGATGGCGCTTGCATCCTGTGCCCGCTTCCCCGGCCCGGACACGGACCACCCCAACCCATATTTCAACTTAACGCTTGCAGTGCAACACGACCGGCGGGCACTGGAATTGATTTATGATCTGGAGCGCAACGACGAAGAAACCGGCGTGTCGAACGTGAGTTACCAGGAGTACCCGTTCTACCCGGCCCCGTGGCTCGACGGGCACTGGCAACAGAGCCACTCGCCGTTTCTTAGAGGTTAGTATGAGTCTCTCTTTTGGCTGCCCTACGAATAGTGCTCCGGTGAACTCCGAACAGATCGGCCAGCCGTCTGGTGACTCCGTAAGACTGGTGGCCCTTAACCAGCCGTCTTATGATCTGAATTTGTGCACAACTAAGACGTGCAGTGTTTCCTCGCATCTTGCTGGCCATGTCCTGCATGTTTCCGCTCCGCGTTGCGAGAAACAAATGGTCTGGTCGCACACAGGCCGGGTTATCACAGTGGTGGCACACATCCATTCCGTATGGTATCGAGCCATAAGTCATGCGGTAGGAAAAACGGTGGGCGTACTCTTCCCGGCGCGGGTTCCTGAGACGAATGACGCCGTATCCCTTGTTGTTCCGGCGAGCGGACCAGATCCAACACGAGTTGGTCTTTTGGACCTTTTCCAAAAAGCGTTCAATTGGGTTTCTAATTGCTGGCATGTGGAATTATATCACGGTGGCAGCAGTCACGCGCCGTTCATGCGAGGTTAGGAGTTTCACAGTGCTGTCTGGACGTTTACCGAATAACCCGGTGCAATTGACGGGTAAGGAAGGAGACCGGCTAATGCAATCAGTAGAGGCCATAAACGAGCGGCAAGTCGAGATGCTGGAGCGGTTGGTGGCGATTGAGACCCTGCTGAATCAGATCTCCGACCACCTCCGCACGCTGAACGGGAAAACCGACAAGACGGTTGACCGGGTTGTGGCGCTCGAAAAGCACCCCGGATCATGTGAAGCCAGGATGGCTGTCGCGCAACTGATGGCAAGCAAACTCACCGAGGAGCGGATCGCGTCCCGGTGGGAGCAGCGCCTGAAACCCATCATGTGGATGGTGTTGATCTTCGGTATTGGCGTGATGCTGGGCCACAGCGAACTCATTCTGAAGTTGCTGGGTGCGAAGTAAGGAAGCAAGGAGGAACTGTGAACACTGCGATGTGGAAACTTTGGACTCTGTGGGCTCTCGGGGTCATCGGGGAACGTCTCAAGGATGTTACCGGTGCTGCCGAGCGGATCGAGTGGCTCAAGCATCATGTCGGGCCGGTAGTCACCGTGAACGACCCGATAGTCGTGCTGGACGACGGGAATACGCGGGAGCCCCCGCCTCCGCCGATCCTGCCTCCGAACACGTAGCCCGCCGTAACAAGCAGAATTGGATTAGACAGAGGGAGGCCAACATCCGGAACAGAAACCGGCGGTTGGCCCAACTCTCCAGGCTTAGCGCTCCAGAACCGGTGATAGCTGCCACCGCTGCATAGAACCCAAACAGGCACCTGGACCGGTACACCCCCGGAGCGAACCTCTTAGGCTTCCACAACAAGCAGGCTGACTCGACCAGCACAGCCACGGCTACGGCAATCCATAGCCACTCCCTCAGCACGACGAACTCCCTGTACCACCCTGGAACTCCCGGTCCCATTGCCTTAGTCAACACCAACACCCCGTCCGGGAAGACGAGGCTCGCAGTCACAGCCCCTAAGACAGCCTTCCAACGTGCGATCCCTATTGCCGTTGCCGCCGCCATGGCCATGACCAGACACTCGACTGGTAGCCACACGTACAAGGTCCACCATTCGGACGGCCGGCCGTCCCATCCTGCCATGGTCACCGACATCGCCTGCCCTGCGGACAGCATGACCCAGACAGAAAACGCCGGAAGGGACTTCCACAACTTGAGGCGCGTGACAGTCCACGTCGCCCAACCCCATGCCAGGCAGAACAAAATTGAGGCCAACAGTTCCATGAATCGGTTATACTCGCATTGGGAGGACGCGACAATATGGCCTTGACCAAATCCGGCATCGAAACGCCGTCCGAGCCGCCGAAGAAACCCCTGGAAGCCCCGGTGAAGGTTTACCCTGGTAGCAGCAAGATCGGCAAGGGAGGCAGCTCTGGCACCGTCGAAGGCCCAGCCAGCGACGGCTACAAGGGCCGCGGGCGACGGTAACCTGGAGCTGGGCGTGTGGCCTACAACCAGTACAGTCTCGACGCACTTTCCCTGAAGATTGCCTCTCTGTTTGACGACCTGTCGGAACTGTACTGGACCCGCACGGAGAAGTATTACGCCATCTGGGAGGCGCTGCGCGTCTGGGGTGCACTCACCTCCCACTGGCGGACACGCGGCACCTTCAACCTGGACCCCACCGCCGCCACTCCCTATTACGACCTGTCTGTCATTTTCCCGCTATTGCGCAGCCGCTCCTGGACCCTCGACCGTCTTGTCCGCGACATCCAGTACATGATGCTGGAGGCCGCGGCCGGCATCTCGGGCACTGGGATGAGCGGCCAGGTCTCCATCGCCTCCATCCTTGACGCGCTCCGCCGCGCTCGCAACCGGTTTGTCCTCGACGCCCGTCTGCCAGCGACAGTGGATTCCGTCTTCGCCAGCCCTGCCCCACCAGACGGCTTGGTCACCTATGACCAGTCCTCCATCTACATCCATCGCACGGGATGGCAGGACTCCTATTCTGGGGTTTGGCGGACACTCTGGCGGCAGGATGCCTGGGAAAGGGACCACGGGGACCCGACTTGGACGCTCTCTCCGGGGATGCCGAGGGCTTTTTCCGAGTCGGAATGTTCTCCTCTCAAGCTCCAACTCTGGCCCCCGCCCCTCAATCCTGGCATCTTGGAGGCCGTCGAAGTGTCCTCACTCCTGATTAATACGGCGGACCCGAACGCCACCTTCGCCATCCCCGACGAGTGGGTCCATGCAGTGAAGTACCAGGCACTGGAGGACATGCTGTCTGCCGAGAGCCAGAACAAGGACCCGATGCGCGCCCAGTATGCCGCTCTGCGATACAAGCAGGCTGTAGACCGGGCTACCATGGTCCGCTCGATCCTGCGAGTCATGCTCAACGGCGTGCCCCTGCCGCTCGACTCCCTGGCTGCGCTCGATGCTGCCAAGCCCTACTGGCGCAATCAGGTGGGCCGCCCCTCGATGGTGGCAGTCATCGGAGACCTGCTGGTGTTTGACTGCACGCCCGATCAGGCTTACGGCATCACGGTCGATGTTGTGCAGACGGCCCCTCTCCCCGTGGCCGGGACCGACTTCCTACAGATTGGTGCCGAAGACATACCGAACATTGTGGACTATGCCACGCACCTGCTGACGTTCAAGTGTGGCGGCAAGGAATTTGAATCCACCTTCCCGCAATACGATGCCTTTCTCTCCGCGGCTGCCGACCGTGCTGGGATCAACCGGACTCAGATGAGGTATCTGGCAGCGACGATGGGACAGCCGGAGAAGGAACAAGCCGAACGTCCTGTGTACACGGGGGCTCGCCGTGCCTGACATTTTGCGGATTCCATACCGGTTGGACTGTGCGGGCGGCATCGATCTGGTCTCCCCGATTGACCGCCAGCCGCCCGGCTGCTTCCCCTTCTATTCCAACATCCGCGTTGTGTCTGAGGGGAGGATTGAGGCACGGCAGGGCTACACGCGCTACACCCCAGCTTCCATCGGTGCCGTCAACATCCATTCTTTCCGGCGCCTCAATGACGCAACCGGCTACTACGTGCCAAGCTACACCTACTTGGCTGGTGTGGGTTCCCAGTTGTGGATTGGGCCTGAGACTGCCCTAAACCTCCTGGACACGGGCTACAGCGGAAACCCACTGTCTCTGCTTCCCTTCCGTCCGGAGAACTCGCCAGTCGCCTGGATGTACGTCTACGACGTGAACAAGCAGGAGAAGGTGCGGCCGGATGGAGTTGTCCGCCCTATTGGGACCGCGCCCCCGACCGGCGCTCCGGCAACTGAATACGGCGTCCCGGCCATGGTGACCATCACGGATGGGGATGACGTGACAGGCTGGGTGGCGTGGGGTTCGGCGTCGGCTATTGGCGTTCTGGGGGATCGGACGAACGCGGCTGCTCCCTCCACTTACTCCGTCCTGTACAACAGCGGGAGTTCTGGCTGGGCTTGCATGAGGCCGAATCCGGGTGCTGGGTCGTTCTTCTGGGCCTCGCCCCGTATGAGGATCACGCTCGATCCCGGCGGCGGCAACGAAGAGAAGGACGTTCTAGTCCGGGAGATCCACCCGGCCATCCCGGCAACCACGATCTCGGCAATTGCCTACGACTCTGGAGCGACCGGAATGTGCTCCGTTGTTCTGGCCAATCCATCCGCCGATCTGGCCCGCAATTCGCTGCTCCTATTCGATTCGACTGAGCTGGTGCGCGTCTTGGCCGTCGTACTTTCGCCAGATGGGCTGACGTATTCGGTGCGCTGCTCAACTACCAACACGTTCACTGCCGGGGTTGCCGTAACTGGCATGGTGTCTTGGTACATCTACACGCTCCAGGCCCACGGAAGCGGCGAGACCATTTCCCTCAATTACGTGCCTGTCACTCAGATCGTTCAGGGGAAGGGGTATGCATCGAAACTGGTGACTGTTGATGCGTCGAAGGCCGGCGGACGCCCAGTATCCATCTCCGACGACTACTTACACTTTTCCATCTTCCTTCAGAACCCGCAGTTTGTGACTTCGATTGAACTGAAAATCGATATAGATTCCAGTACCAGCACAGTGGGCGCGGTCGGGGATGCCTTCACGCGCAACTACTTCACCTGGACCATCACGCCTGACCAACTGAACCAGTTCGGCCCCACGGTTGGCGGCGGCGGGTCCGGGAGCGCCACACTTTCGAGCGACCAGCGAGCGGCCATCGAACAGACGATCGCCTCCCTGGAGCAGAAACTGGTGGCTGCCCAGAACGGCACTGGAGACTTCGCGGGCATCCCGGATGTGGCCCGCACCAGCGTTGTCCAGAGCATCCAAAGCCAGATCTCTTACCTACAAGGGCAGTTGAGCCAAACGCCTGCCGGAACAGGCGGCTCCGGCGCCTCGGCCACTCCGCCCTACACCATGGTGGGAGACTCCTGGACGGACATGGTTATTCCGCTGGCCTCGATGGTCCGGTCGGGGCATGACCAGACACGCACGCTGGCCGACATCAAAGCAATCGAGGTCATGGTCGAGTCGAGTGACGCCTGTAGTTGGGGGTTCGACTGCTGGTACCTGTTCGGCACTTATGGTCCGGTAGTTCAGTCCAACTCCCCAACCGGCATCTATTACCTGTCGAGGGATCGGGACTCGACTGCCGGTTCTCCTTCCATCCCCGGTCCGCAGACACGCTACGGCTTGTTCCCCCTACGTGAAGCCATTCTTGTGACTCCGCAAACGACGGCAGCCAGTGGCGTGGACAGCTTGGACATCTACCGGCTGGGCGGCTCATTCGATGCCTTCACTTACGTTGGCACGGTCGAAAACAATGTCGGTTCCCCCAAGTCCTTCACCGACACCCAGCCCGACACCGTCCTCTCGGCCAACGAATCCCCCGATCCGACGCTGATCCAGCCCTGGCCGGTTCTGGATCTGCCCTGGGCAGGCACGGTCAACGTCGTTGGCACATCGGTGACACAGGTTGGTGGGGATGCCTTCAAGACTGCGCTCCTGCCCAACACGGTAATCCTGATTAACGGCACGGCCTACCAGTTGTACGGGCAGCCTTCCTCCACCACCAAGCTGGAGATCTCTGCCTCAGCCGGTGTGCAGACTGGCGTTGCATACAAGGTGGCCTCACCGATGTTGGCTGGGCAGCCAATGCCCTTCGCTTTCGGCCCACTGGAGGGTCCCTTCGCGCCGGTCATCTTCGGCCTCGGCGACCCCCTGAACGCCGGATCTCTGTATTACACGAACCCGTCCAATGCCGATGCTTGTGCCAGCGCGAATAAGATGGAAGTCTGCTCCCCGAGCGAGCCCCTTGTCTCCGGCGCCGCTTGGAACAGCCTGGCCATTGTCGGCTCCCGTGACAACGTCTTCGTCGTGCGTTACTCATTCCTCCAGACATTGGAGACTACCGGCAATGTGATCTTTCAGTTCAGCCGCATACCGGCGGACTCCGGGATGTGGTGCCGTTGGGCCTGCTGCCGTGGCCCGGACGGCATCTATTACCTGGGGCGTGACGGGCTCTATCGGGCGACCGAACAAGGGGCCGAGAACGTCACCGATGTCAGGATCTACCCGCTGTTCCCGCACGCCGGCCAACCCGCTGCTGGAGCTAATGGCCTGCTCCCGGTGGACATGTCCAAGACGACGGAATTGCGCTTGTCTGCCGGTGACCAGAGCATCTACTTCGACTACACGGACACGGGCGGCGCGGCCCGCACCTTGCGCTACGAGGTGCCTAAGAAACGTTGGTTCCCACACACCTACGGCGACTCGATCTCGACCCATTACATGGACGAGCTGCCGGCCGCCTCGGCCAGTCCGATGCAACTCCTTCTGCTCTCTCGTGCACTCGGCCTCGTGTACGTATCTGGTGGGGATACCGACAGCGGTGTGGCAATCAGTTCGGTGCTCCAGCTTCCGACCCTGGATGGCGGGGACCAGCGCGGCCAGAAACTCTTTGTAGACCAGATGCTGGACGCGGATGGGACTGGCACATTCACGGCCCTGATTGAGTACAACAACCAGACGGTCAACGGCCCCACTCTTGCAGCCTCTTGCTCTGGTGTGCGTGCACAGTTCCTGACAAACATCGACTCGCTTGCCGACCTGAGCCTGTACCGCAACATCTCGACCCGGTTCACCTGGACCGGCGGACCGAGCGGCCCACGGTTCTACGGGGTTGAGCCCTCGGGCTACGTACAGCCCTACCTCTCGACCTTCCTGGTGACGCAGTTCCTGAGCTTGGGGTACACGGGCTGGAAACACCACCGTCGGATCTACGCCGGGCTCATCTCCACCAGCGACGTGCTGTTCACGATCAAGACGCAGGACGGCCGCACGTTCGGACCCTACACCATCCCGTCCACGGCCGGGCAATTCCGTGTCTTCCCGCTGATTGTGGACCACGGATGCAAGGATTTGGCCTTTGCCTACCAGCTTGACGGGCAGGGCCATACGTTTGCCCTGTTTCCCGAGGCGTTCACTCTGGAAACCAAAGCGTGGTCTGAGCCCAGCTACATTCCTCTGGCTGTGCTGAAGACCTGATACCGGACGCTTGTATGATGGAACGAGGAGGCACAAGATGATCGCTTCATATTTGGGCTTGACGGTGACGCTGACGCTGGCCAATACTGCCTACGACCTGTACGCCCTGTGCGTGGCTGTTGACCCTACCTGCCCCACCCGCTGTCGCGAGTTGACGATCCAGTCCCGTGCCGGTAACACGGCCGTCGTGGCGATCGGAGACAAGAACATCTCGGCATCGCGGCAAGGGTGTGCGCTAGAGTTTGGCTCAGGCGGGCTCACAGGGGCGAGCCGTACCTATCGAAACACGGCGTCCAATGTGCTGCTCCAAGACCGGTGGGTGTTCTCCACTTCGGCAGGGCAACAGTTGAACGTGGAGATTGACACATAAGGAGGTACATCATGCGCAAATTCTGGCCGCTAGTTATCGGCTTTGGTGTTGTCCTGTTTGCCTTCCTGCTTCCCAGCCAAGTGTTTCCTCCTCCTGGTGGCGGTGGTGGGGGTAGTGTGACTGCCTACTCCAGGGATCTGAACATTGACGCACCTTCGACGGTGGACACGAACAAGTATCAACTCACCTTTCCGGCGGCCGTCACCATTAACCGGGTGCATTGTTCGACAGACACGGGCACGGTCTCGATCAACTTGGACGTGCGTGCGATTGCGACTCCGAATGTGGCGGGTACGGACGTGCTGAGTGCCGTGCTGGTCTGTGACAACAACACGCAGTCCGCGTGTGCGTCGGGATGTGACGTGAACACGATCACGGCGGGTTCGGCTGGTGCGCATTTGCCAGTGAATCTGCAAGTGTCGGCGACGGCCAGCGCGCCAAACGTGGTGCGCATCCACGTGGAGGCCCAATGAGGCACTGGCTGATCGCGTTGCTGGTGGTGTTGCCGCTAGCGGCTGCGGACCACTACGTCAATTCGACCTGCACGAATGCGGGCGATGGTACGGCATCGGGCTGCGCCGCGGCGCCCGGCGGAGTAGGCGCGTGGAAAACGCTGGCTTCTGTAAGTGGCCACACCTATGCGGCGGACGATTTTGTGTACTTTGCGCGCGGCGGCTCGTGGGACGAGGGCCTTACCCTAGGGCAGTCTGGCACCTCGGGGCATCCCATCACTTACACGGCCTATGGCACGGGAGTGCTGCCGAAGATCAATGGCAGTCTGTACGTTTGGGCTGTTAATACTTCACAGAGTTACATCACCCTTCGGTACCTCCACATGGGCAGGAGAGTAAATTTCGCGGGGGGGACGGGCAATATCGTAGAGCATTGCCAGATAGGTCCGACTCCGTCCGGATCGACAGGGTACGGTCTGAGTCAAGTTGGAGGAGACACTCTTGTATATCAAACCCTCATTGTCAACACCTATACGAACGGCATAGTGATTACTGGGACTGGAAAGGTCACTCTGCGCAACAGCATTTTGCTTGCCACCGGGGTTAGTGAGTCATTTGCTTACGGAGTGTCAGTAGAAGCTGGGTCTGAACTGGACTACGACTACAGCCTATTGTCTGGGAACGGGCGAGTGACAACAGGAAACGTCTATGGGGCGGGTACAAAGACGGACGGCGGCCACAATGTGCTTGACGCACTACCGGGAATCAAGCAGTGGATGAACGGGAACATCTACGTCTCGATCACGATTGACGGCGAGTCTCATGATGTGGCCTGGTGGCACACCCTCGCGGCGAAGCTACCCGCTGGGGTTAAGATCAGCCTATTTGTGATTCCCAGTACCATCACCGAGGGAGAAAAGACGACCCTAGTGCATCTTAGAGATGTCCACGGGTGGGAGGTTAATGGTCATTCGTGGGCTAACTGCGTACTGGATAGCACAACCGCATTCACTATATCCACAACAAATACAGGCACTAATACTATCGTTGTTGATCACGATGCAAAGACGCTATCATTGACTTCTACAGGCAACCCCGAGCATAACGTGGTTGTAGATTGGAACGCGGCCGACAAGACTATAACGGATCTCAAGGCCGCCGTAGCGGGAAACCTCTGGACCGTCTCTACTGTTTCTTACGCCATCGGTGACGCCATGCGCCTGAAGGCGCTAGATGCGCACACGACGACCACCTTCCCGGCAGCAGTACCTCTGAACTCTACCTATTTCCTAAATGAAGAAGTGGACGATACCGTAACGTGGCTTACTACACTACTCGGAGTTGCGCCGACCACAATGTCATACCCAAATGGTGTGACCAATGCGACGGTACAGACATATCTGAAAGATGTCTCCGGCCTATTGGGCGCTCGCGGAACTGTTGGCGGTTCTATAACGCTATCAAGTCTTAATGTGTACAATGTTTTCTCGCTCGGGGCCATTACTATGAAGGGGGATGGGTCTGAGGCTGCTTTGAGGACAGGGGCGCGGCATGTCTATACGATGGTCAAGAGCATCGGTGGTGTGTTGACAATATATTTGGATAGTACGTTGGACATGTCTGATGATCAACTCTTGTGGGTAATTGACGAGTGGCAGAAATTGGGTGTAACGTTTAGCTCGTTTGCAGAAGTGGTTGCCGGAATTCGTGCTGACCACTCCACTGCGGACGGCCTGACTTACACGAAGACCTACACGGACCTGAGCGACTTCCGTCCGGATAAATGCCGTGGACCTGATTCGGATGCCGTGCAACGGTACTTGACGTGTTACTCGGGTGTGGACTTGGGTTCTGGCTACGTGCTGGGTCTCGATCCCAGGAGCGCCACTGACGTGCAGACACTCAGCCGAACTCTATTCGGATGGGACCCCGGCCCGTTCACGCGGATCAAGCGGAAGGCTGTTGGAAACTGATGCGTCCTCCCTTCACCCGCTTAGACCCCGGCCCTGGCACCACACCAGGGATGATGCAGGTTATCCAGGACCTCTACGACAAGCTCTCCTCGATGGCGGCCTCAAGCAGCCAACCCGTCTCCGTCCCTGCTTCGGTGACCAACATTTACGCCACCGGCTCTGGCCAAGGCGGCTCCACCAGTTCCGCCACGCCGGCTGCCTCCATTGATGGAGCCTCAGGCCGTGCCGCTACCCCCCAATATCCCTTCCTTCCTTGTTTGACTGCACTCCCTTCCAACAACCCGTCCCTCGGTCAGCCCTATGCCCAGGATGGCATGTTGATCGAGATCAGCACTGCCACTTCCAAGCCCGGCCTCCTATACCGGTATTCGCGCCCAGACCTGGCATGGGTTGGCCCCATTGGCTTCGCGGTCATCGTCGATACCCACGCAAACCGGGCAACTTATCCAGCAACCAATTACCCAGCCGGTACTTGTTACTGGGAGACCGACCGTCGCATTCTCTACATCGTGCAGGATACGGGAGGAACTAATCACTGGTGGTATGCACTGGGAACAATGCTCGGAATCAGTTCCGACCGGCCTTCCGATCTGACGGGAAGCTACGATTACGGGTTCAAGTTCAAAGATTTGACGACTGGCCGAACCCAATTGTGGAACAACACGATGTGGGTGACGCAGACCGAGTTGGGAGTTGCATACTGCGGCACACATAGTGAGCGGATCGCGCGGGGCAGGTGTAACTGCACGGGCGGCGGATCAACAACGGCAGTGGCACGCACGTCGGGCACGTCTTTCTCCACATCCTGGATTGGGCGCTATCTTCTGATTGCCGCCTTGGGCGAGACGGGGTCGTTACGTCTGTACCGTATCAGTGGCGTCAGTGGTCCGGACGATCTCACGATCGAGGGTGTGACTACGGAAGCAAACTCTGCTTTCGCCTTGTGGGATTCATCTACACTGGCCTATCCAGATGGCGTGCATTGGTGGGAGACGGATTATGAGGTTGAGTATACTGCGGCGGACGCCACCGGCGTTGTGGACACGAACGGCACGGCCGTCTCGTGGCAAAGCGAAATGAAGTTCGATGAGGCCTGGAGAAACCAGACTATCTACATCAACTCGGTGCCCTACACCATCGGTGGTCTGGTTTTCGATACAGCTATTGCTCTAACCGGTTCAGCAGGTGTCCAGACTGGGGTTCCGTACCGCGTGGCTCGCGGCCGGTGGAAGCCGATTGCCGGGGAGTATTTGGCTCCGCTTGCCAGCCTGCCCACCGACTTGATCTCTACCGATGTTGGATTCCCATTTACGGCGAGCGATTACCTGCATACCTGGATCTGGAACGGCACGGTGTGGCACCTCAAACCCGGTTGCTGCTCGCCTGGAGAGGTTGTGGCATCGGTGGATGCGTCGGCCCCGCGCGGTGGGCTGTGGGCGGCTTGCAATGGCGCTGCTGCGACGATTTCCGCGGACGATGCGTCAACCTCGTCCATCACCACGCCAAATCTTACCGGTGACCGGTTTATCACGGCCGCCTACCGCACCGCGCAGGCGGCCACACGCGCCACTTGGGAATCGGATGCCAAAACGAACGTGGAAGCGGCGCATACGCATTACGTGGACGGCTACACAGAGAATGCGTCGGGGATCACCAGCACGGACGCCGCCGCCGGCGCGATCCTGGATCTAACCCCGCAGCACAGCCACCAGGTTCAGATCACTTCGGATGCTGGTTCAGCACACCAGCACGTGTTGGCGGACGCGACCGCTCGGCTGAAGCTGTTCGATGAGACCAATGGTGGTCTGCCCGCGCGCATCGGCCTGGCATTCTTCGTGCGGCGCTAGGACCGCTTTGCTGCAATGGCGTAAGATGTAGGGAGGAGACCATCGTGTCCACCTCCAAGAACCCGGCTATCGAGTTTCTGCCTCCGCCAGATGCAACCCCCACAGACGCCCCAGAGGAATCCGAGAATTCCAGCACGGCCCCTGTGCAGTACCGTGTCCTGACCCAGGAGGAGGTTGCATCGCTGGTGCCTATATTTGACCAGTTTGGCGGGTCCATGCCCGACCCGAACTCCTCGTTCTTCCTCGGCGCCGTGGCTGGCGGGGAAGTGGTGGGATTCCTGGTGGTCCAGTTGGCTGTCCATGCCGAACCTCTGTGGGTGCGTGCGGACTACAAGCACATCATGCGCCCGCTTATCCGTGCCACCGAGGAGCAGATTGCCCGGAATTGCGGACCGGGCAGGCATGTGGACGTGTTCGCGTTCGTGCCGCCGGGCAATGTGGCACGGACGGTGCAGGAAGTGGCATCGATGCGGGTTGAGCCGTGGATGGTGTTGTCCAAGCGGGTGGGGATGGAGCTGGTCGAGCCCAAGGTGGACGAAGATTCCGACTCGGAAAAACCGGAAGCTGGCGGAGATCCTGAGACGAGGGTGAACTGATGCCATTTGCAGCGTTGGCCATTCCTGCGGCTATTTCGGCTGGATCGGCGATCTATGGAGCGGTCAAGGGCAGCCGGAGCAATCAGGAGAAGGCCGCTCAGAACACTGCCTCCGGGATTGGTAACCTTGGCATAGAAGCCCAGAAGCAACTGGCAGGGATGGGCACGGATGTCTACGGCCGTGGGACCAACCTGTTTGGCACTGGGGCAGGGAACACCGCGGCCGGGACCGACTACCTGAGGACTATCCTTCGGGGGAATGCTGCCGACACGGCTGCCGCCATGGCTCCCGATGTGAACCGCATTCGGGCTGCCAACCAGAATGCCGTGCAGTCCATCTCAACCATCATGCCGCGTGGTGCCGGGAGGGAGGGCACACTGTTCAGTGCTTCTTACGCCCCCACGTCCCAGATCCAGAACTTGTTCAACACCACTCGGATGCAGGCTGCCCCGGCGCTGGCAGCGGTCGGGATGCAGCAACAGGGGTTGGCCAACAACCTGTTCCAGACCGGCGGTGGGCTGTACGGAGTGGGAAATCAAGCGCTCAACACTGGGCTGAACGCACAAGACGCCCTGCTGAAATATGGCCTGTCGAACCGGCAGCTCATGAACCTGCTCTACGGGCAGGCTGGCAGTGCTCTGACTTCGTTGGGCGGGTCGTTCTTCAAGCCCAATACCTAAGGGGGTGACAAATGGCTGGTGCAGACTACGGGGCCAGTTACCTATACCAGATGCGGGAGCACCAGCAGCGGGAACTCGACCGCTGGGAAGCGCACAGAACCGCACTCTCGGACCTCATCTCCACACGCATTGCGCAGACGAGCGACCCGGTGCAGCGGGCCAACTTGTACAGTTTGGCGATGGGGTTGCACGAGGCCCGGCCGGGCAAGTTCGACCCCAAACTGATCCAGTCCATCAACGAACAGTTGGCGGTCGCCCCCGAGTACAGCAAGGCCATGGACGCGGCGGAGGGGGCTCAACGTCCGAAGCCTCCAGCAAACCCCGTGCCCACCGGTACGCCGGTCCGCCCCACGACGCCCTATGTGCCTCCTGTGGGAGCCCGGCCGTCAGTCCCTCAGACCCAGTCTTCCTCCCTGACTCAACCCATATCACCAGTCACTGCCCCAGCCGCCCAGTCAGGCGTCAATCCGATCCAGGGTGGGGCACAAATACAGGTTCCCCCAACGGCCCCGCCTCCGGCTGCTTCTGCCAGTCCCATCCCAGGATTGATGGACGTAGCCGGTGCACTGGAACATGTAGCGCCTGCTATGCGCCAGGCTGCCAGCCCGTTCGTTTCCAACGTTGCCGAACTCGAACGACAGAAGCAGTATTACCAGTTCCAGAAGGACATGGCCAAGCAGGGCATCGAGCAGATGAAGGCAGAAGGAGTGTGGGACAAGCTCGCCCCATGGCAGCAGGCTGCCTATATGGCGCAAGCGTCCGGGCTCCAGAGCGTGAACATGCCGTTTAGTGCCATCAATCCAATCCGCACGGATTCGGTGCCGGGCTCCAGCGCTCCCGAGGGACAACTCGATTACTTCGACCACCCTATTGATCCTCAGGGGTTCTACGACGTGCAGCGGTCCAAGGTGGCAGGACAGAAGGATGTGTGGGTGCCCACGGCCAAGTCGAATGCCTTCCTCACTGACGCTGGTGGCAACATTGTTTCGGTCAGCCGCTACGGGAAGCCTGGAGCCCCTACAGGCGCGGTGACCCCTTCCCTGGCTGCCCCAACCAAGATCACAGATGTGACTGGCCAGCAGTCCTGGCAGTCCCCAGCACGGGCTGCTGTTGGAGCCGCTCCGATCCCCGGCGCCGGCATCAACCCGGCTATGGCTGGAACGGCCACTACTACGACACAGCTTCCCAGCGGAGGGTCGGTGTCTGAACGTAAGCGTACGGCTCCTGGTGCTCCTGGCACTCCCAGCGTTCCCGGTGCTCCCGGCGCTCCCTCCAAGACCACTGCACTCCCGGCGCGCGTGCCTCCGTTCAACCCGTCCAACCGAGTGGACAACATCGTGGCTGCCATTGGCCGGGATGAAGCCAATTGGAAGATGGCCACCAACGCGGCCGACAAGTTCCAGATCACCAACCGCATGGCCCAACTGGGGATTGACACGAACAACGTCACAGGCTCCATGAGGGAGCGGGCAGCCAACGCACACCTAATTCTGGACCACCTGAGCGATGTGCAGAAAGTCATCGATGAGGCAGACAAGGCCGGGGAGTTGGGCGTGGTGGCCACGCGCTGGAACGATTGGCTCACCGGCAGGCTTGGCGTGGACCCCACCAAGGGACAAGTCTTCGCCAAGCTCAGTTCCAACCTGGCCTTCCTCTCGACGGCTGTAGCTATGGCGCATGGCGGTCTGCGCGGCGGCGGATCTCCCCAGATGGTCGAGCACTGGGAGAAGGCCCTCTTTGCCACGGACCCTGCCACGCTCAGGCAGAAGCTGAACCAGGCCAAGAGTTGGATGGAGGGGTATGCGAAGCTGGTGCCTCGCCGGGGTGAGGAATGGCTTAAGGCATTACCCGGTGCCACGGCTGGGAGCACGGTCGAGAGCGTGGTGGATAAGCTGGTGCAGAAATACGGAGGCAAGAAGTAATGCCGGACGTGAAGGGATTGCTCTCCGATCCGGAGTTTCAGCGGCTCGATCTTCCGACTCGGAAAATGGCCTTGGGGCGGCTCGACCCGGAATTGGGTAAGTTGTCTGACCAGGACTTCCAGGCATTCAGCCAACGTCTGTCCGGACCCCCGCAATTCGGCCTAACCCCTCCCCCTGGATACGTGCCTTCCAAGCCCGACCTCCCTCCAGACCTGCCGCAAAGGGTCGGCCGCTTGGCAGTTCGGGCGCTTCCATATGCTGGTGCTACAGCGGCGGCCCTTCTGGCTCCAGAAGTAGTTGGCCCGGCTGGGATTGGGACGTGGTTGGCAAACATGGCCATCCCAGTTGCGGCAGCTGGTGTTGGGGCTGGGGTAGGGTCAGGTCTGGAGCGCGGTGTCCGTTCCATTGCAGATATGCCACCTCCCGATACGACAGTGATGGAAGATGTGGTGCAGAAGGGCGTGCTGCCCGAGATGGGAGGGCGGATTCTGACCTCGGCTCTAGGAAAGATCTTCAATCCGATGCTCAACCCCAAGCGGATGTACCAGTCGTCCCTCAAGCCGGTGGGTGCCCCCGAGAAAGCAGAGCGCGCGGTCCTGGCCGGATTGGAAGAGGGGATCGTCCCTGGCGAAGCTGCTGCCAACATCGCGCGTGAGCGCATCGGTAAGCTGAACACGCAGATCGAGGGCATCATTTCTGGAACTCCATCCAATATTCCTGCCACCCAGTATGTGTCGCGTGTGCAGGGGAAGTTGGACAATCTGCGCCGGGTTTGGGGTAGAGATGCAACGCACGGCGCAGATTTTGTGGATAAGATCGATGACCTGGAGCGCCGGTTCTTGCTGGATCATGGAAATGTTCCTCCTGCACGAGTCCAGACTCCTACAGGCACTGTCATTATCAAACCGGAGGACATGTCTCTTGCCGAGTTGCGGGCATCCGCTCAGCCTCTGTCGGCCGCGGATGCCCAAGCGATCAAGAAGCAAACTTATGAGACGATCCGGACCGGCAATGCGGGAGCATGGGAATCTGGAGCGCACCCAGGACTTTCCGTACGCGTCAACAAGGAAGTGGCAAAGGCGTTGAAGGAAGAACTCCAGCAGATCTATCCCGAGATCGCTGGACTAAACGCTCGGGAGGGGGCTCTCATTGGGTTGGAGGGGCAGTTGCAGCGCTTCACGAAACGCGAGATGAACCGCCAGGTCCTCCCTTACTTCATCTTCCCTACAGCGGGGGCTTTGGTTGGCGCTGCCGGTCATGGTCCCAGCGGTGCTGCTGGAGGAGCGGGTCTTGGGGCCGTGGCAGGGCATCTGCTGCGCTCTGCACTTGAAGATCCTGGGGTGAAGGCCAGGATAGCGATTGCCCTCTACCGGACTTCTCAGAATGCCGTGATGGGAACGGCCGGCAGAGCGATTCGGGTCTCGTTACCGGCCGATATACGGATGACTGAACTGGGACTGAGAAAAGAACCGGAACCAACCCCTATCCAGCCTGTTCTTGCTAGACGCTGAACAGCGCCTCGTACTCCGGCGTCCCCGGCTCACACCCGTATGCCTTCCTGAACCGTGCCCTATTCATGGCCGCTCCCCGCTCGATCTGTGCTCTTTCCTGAGGGTTGGCACTCCTTAGCGTAGACCCGTGGTGGTGCAGGTACGGCAGCGCTACCGACACCGCTTTGATCCCTGCACGGTGCAGCCTGATGTGGTAGTCACTGTCCTCGCAATAGGCGGGGAAGTAGGCTTCGTTGAACCAGCCCACTCTGTCAGTGACTTGGCGCCGGATGAGGAAGCAGGAGAAGTCTGGGTGAGGGCGTTCCCCCCAATCGTCGATGTGCTCGACTGGGCTCCCCACCAGACTTGGCTTGTCCACAGCCACACACGTAACGAGCGGTCCGCCGTGCGCAACCAGGTGCCGGTAGGTGTCGGAGCGGATCTCCACATCGTTGTTGAGCACCAGCACGTGCTCCCGGCCGGTCTTCCATGCAAGCTGGATGATGATGTTCCAGCAGGCAGCCAAGGAGCATTGTTGGTGCAGCGTGGCATGGACAACGTGCCGGTTCGAGGCCGACCATGCGACCGTACCATCCGAGCTGGCGTTGTCCAGTAGCAGCACGTCCACCCCTAGTGCATAATCCTGCCTCAGCGCCGATAGCAGCGCTCTCTGGCTTAAGTGGACGTTGTTCCGGAGGACAATTCCGATGAGGCCGCGGCCTGTTGCCTGAGCCACTTGTCCACTTGCTTGGCAACCTTCCTGACCTGTTCCTTGCGTTGCTTTTTGCATGCCTTTCTCCTTTTATCCCTTCCCTTCACTTTACTGCCTCCAATCCGAAGAACCACCAGTCACGGGCCGCTACATCCGCCCCTTCCAGTTTCCGCCAGTCGAACGGCCGCACATCCTTGAACCACTTCCCCAGCACTGCCTTGAGGGTCTGCGGCGTATAGGCTTGCTTGTGCCGGTCGCCCTCGTGTCCCATGTAGGCGCCGTAGACCGCGGCTTGGAACAGTTGGTCATTCATGCGGCCGTCCTTCCACCGCTCCGTCAGTGCCCACATGTCCGGGGCGATCACGATGACAGAGCCTCCGGGCTTCAGCAGCCGGTAGCACTCGGCCAACAGCTTGTCCCGCTCGGCAGGGTCAAAGTGCTCGATGACGTGGTGGAGCATGATGAGGTTGGTGGAGTCGCCAGAGAACATGGGGAGGGAAGTCCCATCGGCGACGATGTCCGGGTTCCACTTTGGGTTGACATCGATGTTTTCCCAGAGGTGGCCGAAGGGGCGCTGGCCGCTACCAATATTGAGATAGACAGGGCTCGTGTCTGCTTGTTGGATTAGGCGGAGCGTCTCCTGCCGACCTTCCTCGTCGTCGAAGTTGGCCCGGTCGTCATGCCCGTCGATCAGGTACACGGCCTCTCCGTCGAGGATGAAGTTCCACGGCCGCACGTCGCCATGGTGCTCGGCAGGGAGGGGGAAGTCGGAGACCCACTGGGAGATGAGGTTCCTGGGGGGCCACACACCACCCAGCTTGAGATAGGTCTGGAGGTTGATGCCCTGGACCCAAGGTTGGACTTTGTCGTCCCCACTTTTCTTGTGGTTAATAGCGCAACAATTCTGTCTGAGAGCGGCTCTTTCAATGTCACACTGGTTCTGGTCCTCTCCCAGGAAAGGTCGCGTCTGCCGTGTGGGTGTACCGTCTAGCACGACCATGATCCGTTCATGGGGGCTCGTGTGGGATGCAAACTCCCCTATCCGTTTGGCATTCCTAACCCGGTCGAAGATCCCCGCCAGTCGTTCCTGTCCGCACGCTCCCTCGTCATTCCAATGCGGCGTCTCGACGATGACTTGGTCGGACATTCGCAGGAAGTCATTCAGAACCCGTTCCCACTCGTCAAAGTGATGCAGCACGTTGAGTGCCAGCACCACGTCCACGCGCTCGACCTCGGCCAGCCGCTCCACGTCCTCGACCGAGAACCTGCGCTCCAGCACGATCAGCCTGGGCGTGTTGCTCTGACTGACGATGCGCTTGAGCCGGTGGTCACTGTCGCACATGACGGCAACACAGTCCGTCTCGCGGGCGGCGCGGATGCTGAAGTAGCCCTGTGCGGCGCCAAAGTCCAACATGGTGAAGCGGCGCCGGTAGTAACTAAGCTGCTTGAGGATGGCCTCGTATCTGGCAGCACAACAGTCACGCACACCCTTGACCTCGACGCCGTTCGGCCCTAGCACGTCTTGATAAATCTCATTGTTGCCGTCTGTTCTCATTCACGATCTCCAGGTCCGATATCACCAGTCTCTGACTGACCGTGACTTTCAGCAAGGCATTGCCGCAGATAGACGCACAGATCCAACGCCTCTTGGTAGGCATCCACGAGTGCATCGCGTCCGTTGTGTGCCTGGAGTGGCGTCCCGTACTTACGGCGCCCGGCGTTGTCTCGGTCCCGCATGTCGTCGATGACCAACTCCCAGATCGGCCGCGAGTCGTTTGGGACCGGAGCCTGTTCTGGTTTGCTTCCGAACTGCTGATTGGGCATGATTCCTATCCTCCCAATGCTGGGTCCGGTACGTGCTCCACTGGTACAAAACTCAGCCCTGGCCGCCAGAACAATGCTACTCCATGCGGAGTCCGGTACTGCTTCCACGACCAGCCCAAGTCGCGCAAGTAACTGACTGCCCGCTGGACCGGCTGGAGGACCGTGTCATGCAGGAAGATGATGCTGGAGCACTTAGAGGCGCCAATGGCGTCCAGGCAGGGCGTGTCACCATCGTGGTCTCCGTCTATCACGACACCAGAGTAAATGGAGAAACTACACGAAAAGAATGCGTGAGAAGTGCATGGGATGAGGTGCACGGCATTACGGCACCCGGATGCCCTTAGGTTAGCAGATGCCCGTTCAGCGAACTCCTTGTTCCCGTACATTGGATCGATGGATGTAACTTGGCACCCGGCATGTGCTAAGTGTGCCGCCGTCCACCCCGTAAGACCTCCAATATCCAGCCAGAGGCCGTGGACAGAGGACGCCGTGTTGTACAGGATGGCCGCTTCGTCGTGCGTCCAGAACCCGCAGTTCTTGTAAACTCCGAACACTGGGTCATTGTCCGGTTTGCCGGCAAAGTCCCGGATTACGTCGTGGCCGCAGGAATGTGGCATCGGACCGGACACAGTGTAATGAAAATGTTGAATCAAATCCGGTGCTGATAAGTTAGATCGGTAAATCATCTTGTCTCCTACTCACGCTTCCTACTTACTCAGGCGAGAACCAGCAGTCCCTGCATGGCAAGGGCAGCGTCTCGATGCGTTCCCTCCAGTGCTCATCCGGCGCGAGTGACAGCACTCCGTCAACCCCCTGCCCGACACAGCACCCATAGATCCGCCCATTTGAGTACATCACCGTCTCTGACGTTCCACGCTCACACGGGGCGCCGGAGCCGCGCCTGAATCGGGGGATGTGGTTTGAGTTGCGGATGATTAAGTGCTTCACCCGGCTGTTGAGCCACCATTCAGCAGGTCCGTTGCCCTCGTATCTGGTGAAGTAAACCGTGTCGAAATAGGGCAGGACATCCTCGTACTTCTCGATCCAGGCTCCGTTCGTGTCAGTAGTCAGGTACCGGCAGTCAAAGAGTGGCTTGAACTTGGGCACGAACTCCCGGAATTCAGGGTGCATTGTCGGCTCCCCACCGGTCAGATGCACATACTTGATGCCCTGGAACCAGCGGGCGGCCTCCTCAAAGTAAGACCAAGGATGTGCCACGGCCGGCCGGTTGTGGATGTTGGCGCAGCAGTGGGGACAAGCACGGTCGCACAGAGTCGTGATCTCCAGGTTGACGCGCTCGATTGTCCGCATCAGAACTTTCTCCAGCCAGTGCGGTCGGTCGTCAGGATGGTGCGCTCATCGTATGGGAATCCCTCGTCTGAGAAGTACTCGGGAGGGACGGTCAGGTTGAGCCCCATCCTGTGCACCAGGACCGATGCGGCTGTCTGATCGTGCCGATGCCCTTTCACCCGCGGATCGGACGACGCTTCCCCATGTTCATTCGACCACGGCCCGGCGAAGGCCCCTGCCAGGGCGAGATCCCGCCAGCGTGACAGGAAGTCTTGGGCGACCGGCTGCCTGAGATCCAGTCCAAACGATGTTGCGACGATCTGCGGGATGCCGAATGCTTCCTCGCGGGTGATGCCGAGGATGGGCAGCGATGCGTCGGAGGCCCAGTTGCCAGTGCTGTAGTTGTGGTTGCGGCTGAACCAATAGCCCTGCTGCTCGATCAGTTCCCAGATAGGGGCAAGGGGCTTCAGGATGATGATGGAGGAGTCGAGCCACAGAAGTACATCGTGGTGCAGGCCCTCTGAGCGGGTGAGCACGGTACGGAGCGCCCAGACCTTGAAAGCATAAGGGGCCTCCTCGTGGCTGGGACTTTCCATTGGGAGGTATCCATCCCAGAAAAAGAAATTCTCCCCGAGTGCAAAAACCTGATCCGTAAGACGGGCGAGTTTTCCACGATGATTCCCCGTCCCGACACTTACAATGCAGCGGCTCATCTGTTGGGGTCCTTTCCCATTGACGGGAACCCAAGTGCCCGGCGCGCGCCCAGCACTGCGAGCCCCTCTTCCTGCCCGTCCAACTGCTTACTGTAAATTGCATCCTGTGGCACGCTTGTCCCAATCCAATGCTTGTGCTGGAACGTCAGGTGCCGCGCGTCCACAACCACACCATCCCGCCGCGCTACCTCCGTGAACTCCACATCCGAATACCAGCCGTCGTAGTCAGGGTGGAACAGGTAGCCCTTACGTTCATAGTACGGTCGCGTGACGAAGCTCTGTAACATTAGCCGGAACCATTCATCGTCGGCTGGGGATGTGCCGGACTTCACTTCAACCACGTATTCTCCATCCAGGTCGGGGATGACCTTGAGTAGTTCGGTGTCCCAGTGGGGGCACGGGTAGAGGTCGTCGGCAATGTTGATGAGGAAGCGGCCGGTCGAGGCGGCGGCGGCTGTGTTCCACGCGGAGACACAAGAGCGGCCTTGGTTCAGGACGAAGCGGATGTCTGGGTCTAAGCGGTTGAAGATGACTGGCCACTTGTCCCTGTCTACTTTGTCCACACACAGGATGTATTCGACCTGCTGCCAGTTGTCACAGTTGGACTGCCAGGCACGGAAAGCGTCGAGCCATCCGAGTGGCACTCGGGCGGTGGCATGGCATAGGGAGAAGGTGGGAATGCTCACAGGATCTCCGGGATGGGAATTCGGCCTAATACCACAGTCCAAGGGGATAGAAGTTTAGATACGGCTTGGTACTGATACAGTCTCTGTGCTGTGTCCACTCCTGGGCGAACGTCGTAGGCATCGTAATCGTGGATGACTACGTAATCAGTGGTTGCCCAAAACAGCTCGGCATCCGGTCCGCGGCGAGACCCAGAAGGGCCGTGGTCCAAGAACACGACACTCCACTGATGGTTTGCTAGTTCGCACAAGTTTGACCAATCAGGAGAGTGCACGAAAAAGTGCCTGCTGCCAAGACGACCGTAGGATGGACATAGCTTGTCGAACCAATCTCGGTCTGATTCAGCACTTATCAGGAATCGGTTCTGGGCTTCGCAGACCGCGTGCAGGACCGGCGTCGAATAGTTGCCGATGCCAACCTCTAACACCGGTCCGCCCGTCGCCGCCACGCACGCGAGCAGCGCCGGGAGGTGTGATCCGTAAGGGTCCATCTGGGTCGGCAGGTTACTCATATATAACTCCCGCTTCCCTCGGCTTCAGTTCCGCTCCCGGCGCCAGGTTGCCATCCGATTGGGTGATGGAGCAGTCCAGAACAACATGTGGGACTACGACTCCGATACGGCCACCAGCAGCGCGGAGGCGCTCGGTGAAAGCCCAGTCCTCACCCTTGCAGACGCCAGGAGCAGTACCGGTAAGAGGACCAAACTTGTCCCATGTGGGCCAGCGCATGAGCCAGGAGGTTCCAGCAAGGCAGTCATGCTCGCTGAGGGTAATGGGCAATCCTGATCGGGAAGCGTATCCCACCCAGCCAATCGAGTGGTGGAATGGATGGGCTTGGCCGCCCCAGATAGCGAATGCCGGGTTGAGGTCTTCCGAGTATGCGGCCAAAGAAGTCAAGTACGTGAGCCAGTCCGGCTTGAAGTACACGTCGTTGTCCGAGAGATAGAGCCAGTTGCCACGACCCCAGTGCTGTTCACTCCAGTAGACCCCGAGATTCTTGAGGGTGCTCAGGATGTGGTGGCTGTTACGGACGCTCAGGATTGTGGAATTCCGTTTCAGGTTCGAGACCTGTTCGAGCACCTTGACTGTACGGAAATCCTCGCTACCATCGTCCACAATGGTGAGGGTGAACGCATTTGGCGGCGTGCTCTGGTAGAGGGATTCCAGCGCCTGCTTGGTCAGCCGGTACCGGTCACGGCAAAGGAAAACGATGTTGGTCATTGGTGGTTTACCGCCTCTGCCACTAGGTTACACAGATCCTCATTTGTGGCATCACGCAGGTACTTGGCACTCGCCCTGTGGCATGTGAAACATAATCCTGGGTTCAGGTGGTCCTCGGCATAGAGGGTCTCGATCTCCGTCCCCAAGCAATGACTGGACTCATTCAGGTAGAAGTTAATGTCCTCCGCGGTGGATTGGTCACCTACGTGGATGACCATTTGGACTATCAATTCGATGACTACTGGCCGGGGCATTTTACCTCTAGTGGCAGCACATCCCTATATTCGTCCCAGATCCAGCGATGAGGCCGGATGTGGTCCTCTTCGCGCGTCCCGCCCTGCAACCAGGCGGCCTTCTGGTAGGCCGGGCTCGTGCTCGACCGGCCGCCGTGGTGTGTGCAGCTTGCCCCTACCATCCAGGTTTCCTTGCCCCTCCGAGCGGCCTCGCAGGCAAGCCACAAATCAAGACAATGATGAGTTAGGTGCCCAACTGGCCAGCCTCCCACCTGTACCAGGAAGTCCCTCCGGATGGCCATGAAGAAAGCGTCCAGGACGGCCACTTGTTTGAACCCAGTCTCCCGCGCGCCGTGCACTTCGGCGTCCGTCTGGTTGGACATGTAGCCGCCGCGGGCCATGTTCCAGATGTTGAAGGGGCGCTTGTAGAGGTTGGGGTGGCCAAGCGCTGTAGCACCGCCAAGACCCACGGCCACAATGTCTCTGGGTACGTATTCGTGCCCTGGGCCGAAGATGCGTCCAAACAGTAACAGGACCATCTTTAGCCAGTTGGGGTCGTGGATCGTTACGTCGTCGTGGACATAGATCAGCACATCTTCCGAGTCGGAAGATTCTTCAAGTGCCTGCTGGTAAGCTTGGCAGGGGGAGAGGTGGTTGTCGCGGTTGTCGATGGTAGTGAAGAATGCTGGATTGCTGTCACGGTAGCTGTAGTAGTCAAGGATATGGACCGGCAATTCTGGTCCAGGTCCTCCGCAGAGCACAGAGACCAACTTGAAGGTCACTGGAGCCCTCTCAGGAACCACTGCTTCCACACGTGCTGCAACCTGTCCCACCCCAGGTGCTCAACCTGTGCCCGCATCCTCTCTGCCACGCCTTCCCGGTCGGCCCGCTTGCGCTCGATCTGCTCCTTGGCCGCGACAGCGAACGCATGTCCACTCAGTACAGCCCGTAGCACGTCATGGATGGTGTCCACCCGGAACGCTATCGGCCTCACCCTGCATTCCTCTTCTACCAGCTCCGGCCCAGCGGCATACCCGGTCACCACACAAGCCACTCCACAGGCCATGCTCTCGGCAATGGGGTAACCAAACCCCTCCCCGGCCGATGGCAGGATGGTGACATCACATCCCGAGTAGTGCAGCGCGAGTTGCTTATCACTGGCACTCAGCGTGATCTCGATGGAGTCCTCCAAACCGTAGTCGGCTGCGAGTGCTTGGAGGCTCCAGTAATTGGTGAGTTGGTCGGTGTGTGCCCAGAACAGGAGCTTGTTCCCATAGTATTCCTTCAGGTCTGCGCAGCACATGAACGCCGCAGCCCAGTCCTTGCGCTGCTGGTTGGCCATGTTACACCCAACCACCACACGGTCCGCCCATCCAAGCAGTTCACGCGCGCCCTCGACAGGCTTCCATGCGTCCATCCACATGCCATGTGGCATCCAGTCCGCATCTGGCCGGCCCGACCTGGCCAAGACTCCCTGCCCCCACTCGCTTGCTGCCGCCACGCGGTCATACCCGGACACCGCCGCGGCCATCCCCAGTGGCAAACTCTCGCCATTTGGACCGGTCGAGTCCACTGGGAAGTAGCCCCATTTCAGGAAGTTCCTCCCAGGGCCGAGGAAGCGCTGGAGGTCTTCCGGCAACCCTACAGGTTGGGCAAACCACAACCGGCGGCTCGCATCGTCGATAGTCAGGATGATGCCCGGCTCGCCGCCCGAGAAGTCGGTCCAGGCAGACGGCAGATAGTCCTCGCCCCAGCCGCCCAACTCCGGGTATTGGTAGGAGGTCCATGGGTATTGCCGCCGCCCCATGCCTCCCCGGCCCAAGTAAGCAACGCGGAACTCGGGCATGGAACAGAGCAGGGTGGCCAGGTCCCGGCCGTCACGGGCCAAGCCGGTGAGGAGTTCCGGGGCGTCGGACGTAATCAGGATCGGGTTGGCGAACTGTTTGAACTGTAACTTCATATCCGCTCCTTCTCGGTTGCGCAAGCAAGGCATTGCCGCTTGTTCGCTGAAATGGTCTTACCACAGCCGCACTTGCTGGTGCCGTTTAGTATTCGGCTGGCTACTCGTGGTGCCGGAGTCGATCCTGGTTTCAGGAGTTTCGGATCAGGTAAGGGCAAGGGCGAGAAACTAGGTGAGTAGAGACCGGCTCTCTCAGATCCCAGAGTAGAGGCCAAGGCCAGTAGAACGTCCATGTTCATGCCTTTCTTCACCTAGAAAGTCTGTCACAAATCTTGGGTGCAGTCAAGGGGAAAATCCAGGGGCAATCTTCTGGATGAGGGGGCAGCCGAGTTCTCTCAAGCGCTTCTCGACGCGCATTTCATGAGAGCGGGCCTCGCGGTTGAAGGCGATTCGTTGGACGAACTGGACGGACAGACCGAACTCGCGTGCAACAGAGGAGAGGACCCCGTGGTTGGACTTGACCCACTGCCGCACGCGCCGCTCGGCCGGACTCAATTCCCGCTGGCGGCGCTTCATGGGCTCGGCCTGTCCTTGTCCCAACATGTATACAGAGATTCTACTAGGTGAAGGTGGGTCGAGTCAAGCCGCCCACCTCCTGTGGAACTGCCACGCCGCCGCCCGTCCTTACTTCTGGCGCTTGGACATCTTCCCGTATGCCTTGCCGCCCAGCCGGTGCTCCGCTTTCTCGAATGAGGCAGACTCGCGCCGCTCGTGGGCCATGGACTCGGAGCGCTCCGGGCTGGACTTGGCAAGATGGCTACGGACTTGGGCGTCGGACTTGTACTTCAACTTGGCCATGGCCCCATTCTACCGCCTTTCCTCCAGCCCTCAGCCGCTGATGACCGGAAGTTCGCACATCCAGAACCCTTCCCCTTCCTTCGTCCCTGCCTCGATCTGCGCGGCCGTGACCCCTGCCTCGACCAGCAGTGCCTTGTCCAGCATCTTCCTTCCACCCTGCCAGCGCACGATGCTGCACAGATCCCCAGACCGGACTCCCATGTTGCCCTCGGAGGCCAGCCCTTCCTGCTGCACCATCTCGACGATCTCCTTCTTGACTGCCTTCAGCCGCTCCTCTGCCTGCTTGAGCGAGTGGGCCTCACGCAGAAGGGCTGTCAGTTTGTTGCGTTTGTCCGCCGCCAAGTCATCCACGTTGGGCAGCGTCAATAGTGTGTGGTCACTTCGTTTTGCCATAAATCCGTTTCCTTTCCTTACTCCAACTAAATCCGCTTTTCGTCATTTACTCCACCTCTTCATCAGTCCACCATCCGACTTTATGGGCACTCTGCAATAAGACCTCCCGGTAGCCTTATCTATCAGCACGTTGTTCATGACCTCTTCAAGTAGTGCTTCCACCGTATCCCCGTCGTCTTCAGGGCATTCTATAAGTAACTCATCATATATTGACATTTCTGGAAAAGCAGAAATGCCGTACTCCTTCATTTGCTGGAGCCGCTCCCCGGATTCCCCCATCGCCAGTTTCATGATGTCCGCGCTGTAGCCCTGAATGCCGTGGTTTGCCGCCTGCCTGACCCCAGCCTCCTGAATGTAACTGTGGCAGGACCTCACCTCGGGAACCCGCCTCACACGCCCCGCGGCGGTCCAGACAATTCCGAACCGCCGGGCCTTCTCCTCCTCGGCACGGAGATACTTCCTGACCCGCGGATAGAGGGCAAACCACTTCTCGATAAACTCATCACACCACTGCTCGGTCATGTAGTCCGGCATGGGTGTGTTGGCTGTAGCGAATGTGACTGCCATTAGGTCCAGCAACCCAGCCCCGGTAATCCCGTACGCAGTCGCAAACGTACAATTTTTCGCTGGGGCACGATAGAGCAGTTTGCCTGGACCTTTGGATACTTCCTCGACAGTGACTCCGGGAAACACGCCTATTGCTGTGCGCACGTGCACGTCTCCATCCTCAGCATAGATCTGGATTAGGGTTGGATCGCCCGACCGGTCGGCCATTAGCCTGACCTCAATTTGTGCCCAATCCCTCTGTGCGATGACGTGGCCTTCTGAGGCGATGAACCCATTACGGATCTCCTGCCCCAGCTTAGTCCGAGTGGGGATGTTGCCTAGGTTCGGGCTCTTGCTGGCAGTCCGCCCAGTCGCCGTTCTGGTCGTAAGGAGTTGGGTGTGGACTCGCCACTCGTCTGTCCAGTGGTGACGGCCGCAGAGTGGGCAGTCCTTGCCGTGTGGGTGGAACCGGGCCTGGCGTGGCATCGACCGTGCATAGGTCCCATCCAACTTGGAGCACTCCCGGTATTCCAGGATCAGCGGCACGACCGGATGTTCGCGCTTCAGTTGTTCGAGCGTCTTCTTTCCAGTCGAGAGCCTCTCGCCGCCCTTTGTCTTCTTGACCTTGACACCCTTGGTGAACTGCAACCCCAGCACATCGTAAAGTAGTTCGGCGATCTTGGCACCGGATTCGACGTTGAAGGGAACGTCCTCGGTGGGGGGAGTGAGGGAATTTTCCGAGTCGGAAGATTCATCATCAGGCGGGAGGGAGACCTCGACGAACCGGTCCAGACTTTCAGGAGGGATCTCGTTCAGAATGTCACAACGCAGGTCGGCCATCCGGGATTGGAGCTTGGAGGACAGGGCTGCGAAATAGGGAACGTCGATCCGCATTCCGAACCGCATCATCTGGCGCAACATGGGAACCTGGAGCAGGTCGAGGCGCCGGATGTTCTCGGGGTCGGGGCGGTCCGGGAGGGTGATGTTGCCGTAGAGGGGCATCAGGTCCGATCTATGTAGATCCGTTCCAGGACTATCTTTTGCTTGAGGCTAACGAATCCCGTTAAGTTCCACTGCTCCGCCACGCTGTCAATGAATCCGCGTTCCCAATCAGTCAACCTCGTGCTAACTACACGGATGTTCTCAATCCACCACGAGACGGTCTCAGCCTCGTCAGGTCCCTTCAAGGAAGATGGCCGTCCTGGGGGCAGGTGTGTATCGACAGAGCGCGTGCCCTGTGCAAGCTGCTTGGCAAAGGCCCGGCGCTCGGAGCAGAGCGCAGGATGGCGTTTGAGGAACCGGTTCTTGTCTTTCGGTTGGCAGCAGGCTCCGCACTTGCATTCCGCACTACCATCTGGCTTCACGGTGACACTCATGGTTTTCCTTTCCTTTGCCGTCACACGATGAGGATGCCCTTCATGTAGGGCACGACAGTGATATCCAGGTCTAACACCCGGCCGTGGGTTTTAGCGGACTTGATTGTGAAGTCGGCAAATCCCCCAAAGTGGGTGTCCTTCTCCTGTGTCAACCGGAAGAAATCCTCCCGGCCTAGATAGACCTTTTTCGGTGTTCGGTAACCCGCGGCGCTTATTTGTTCTCTCGCTTCGAGAATCAAGCGAAATACAAGCAGATCCGGGTCGAAATGTACTACACGTAATACTGGCTGTACATCGATGAAGGGATGTGCTGCCCGCGTCTGTTTGAGGAACCACCAGCACACTTTCTGAAGCCAAGCCCACCGCCCTTTGGGATGGATTTCCCAAGCCGGTGTGGCTACGGGCATCGTGCCAGCCCTTTCCGTGAAGCACATGGACATCAATTGGGGTAACATCGGTCCTCCTTCTGGGACAGTTAGCGTCCCTTAGACAGCAGCAGTTTCCATGCCTGTAACTGGGACTGTGGCAGCAGTGGGTCAACGGCGAAAACTGTCTTACGCAGCGCCGGTGGCACAGGCTTGGACTCAGGTTTGGGTTTGCGCTTCGGTTGTGCCGGGGCCAGTTGTAACTTGGGCTTCATGCAGTCCGCCTCCCCGGCGCTTGCTTCGTCAGTGCCTTCCGCATCTCTGGATCGTTCTTCTCCATCTCCATACCTACACAGAGCCCGATGTGGAAGAATGCCTCCAGGCCGGCACATAGAACCTTAGCCAACTTGCACTCCTCTTCCACAAGTAACTCCGGTGCCGCTTCCCCAAACAACAACCTCGCCATATGCGCGGCAACGTTCATCTGGGAGACGAAGTACTTCTCGTTCTTACGCATGTCCTCGACGAATGGGTAGCGCTCCTCTAAGTCGGCGATGACTTCCTTGGCCTTCTCAAAGTCCGAGGTTATCCTGCTTCCCACGATCAGATCGAACGCTTGGTCGAAGGTTTTCATCTCATGCCCACCTTTCGTGTTTTGTAAGTACCCTTCGCATTTTCTCCAGAGCTTCTTTGTGCAGACGGCAAATGGTACTCTCACTGCACTGGTGCACACGTGCGATCTCGGCTATTGTAAGCTGGTCCCAGTAATATTCCTCAATGATTGTCCGCAGCCTGGGGCGTAGGGAGTTCAATGCGACGGCCGCGTCCTGGTGCTGCTGGGTAATCTCGTCCGGTCTGGGGTTCGGATCGCATTGACTCAGACTGACGTGAAGCTCCACACTTTGGGGGAACACTAGACGTGCCCAGTCACGTGGTCTCTGTATTCCATGTAGACCACCCGGCCGATACTGGCGCTTGTAATCCACAATGGCCTTGCGCATCCGTATCCGAATGAACTTAGTCTGCTGGAGCAGTTGGAAACGGCGGTCCAAGCGGGACAATGCAGTTACATACCCTTTCAGAGATTCCGAGATAGCGTCCTCCCATTCGTTGGGCCGGACATGCAACACACGGGCTAGCATGTGCGCCAGATCCTTTGCCTTATCATAAGGGAGCAATTCCTCGATTGTGTTAGTGCCATCCCCGTTGGCGGTGGCAGCACAGATAGCAGTGGTAGCAGTGGCAGAACTCATGCGACTCTCCATTCCTCTTCAACAATCCGCTCGCGTTCGCGCTCCAGCCAGAGCGCCAGCTTTCCGGTCCGGTCGGCATCAGAGCATCCATACCGCACCGCTTCCTCGATGGGCACATGCACAATGCTCTTCCTCGGCATCCTCCCCACCACCTGCTCCAACCCCTCCAGCCACGGCCTCCCCAGCAGTCTGCACTTCTCCTCGCCTTTCTGCCATTTCGGAGCCTGCCATGGGTCGTAGTCGGAGCCGTCCGAGAGCTTAGACATGATGCGGCGCAGGACAGCCTCGGCCTCGTGGGGCTTCGTGTGAAGCAGTTCTTTGCGGTGAGACTTGCCACAAACTGGGCAACCCTTGCCGATTGGATGTGTCACTATGGACTGCATGTGCTCGGAGACGTGGGCGAGGGACTCGGCCAGCCACCCGTCCAGGGCAGCCTTGGAATGCGGCACCACGGTCTCGTTATAGCTGGTCATCCGGTGGCCAGAGGTGCGGTAAGTGGCAGCTTTCAGACCTTGAGGGAGGTTGCCCAAGTGGTATAGTTCCTGCATCGTATCGCGGAATTCATGCGGGCTGGCACCTGCCTCTTCCAGCGGCCCCAGATCGGCTGGGGCGTTGTGCAGCGTGCACTTGCCGCCCCACTCCCATTCGAAAGCCAGAGCAAAGGCTTCCAGAAGGCGCCGGTCTTTGAACAGGATCATGCGTGCCACGCCCGGCGCTACAGAGTACTGGATGGACCACGGCCGCCCCTCGTCGCTCTCCGTATCAATAGCCAGATACTCGTACAGGTCAGAGACGGGATGCCGCAGCGAGCGCAGCACGTCGGCTTCGTCAGTCAGTAGCTTGTAGTCTGTCACCAACAGATCGCTTGACTCCACCGATGGGGGTTGCCACTTACCCCTGAGCCACATGCCAAACCGCTCCCAGTCCTCCAGCAGCGGCGTCATGTAGCGCGTCTCGTGCATCCCAGCAGCCGGGTGATACATTGGCACAACCCACCCGCTCCATCCCCCCAACCCTTCGCAGTTCTCCACCCTTCGTGGGAACCCGTGCTCCAGCTCCAGGTCCACATCCCCCGCGAGCGAACATGCGACCGCGCCACAGAGGATGATGATTTCCGGCCACACGGCCCAGATCTCTTCCCATAGGTGGTTCTTTGCACACGAGGACACGAGCGCCGCCGCCGGCCGCACGTCCACTCCGTTGCGCTCCTGCCTGCACTGGACACAGTTAGTAGCGAAGACCTCGCCGCGGGTAAGCCCGGCTAAGTGCAGGTACGTTTCGTCGAGTTCCTGCCCGGCCCGGCCGCAGAATGGGATGCCGCTTTTGTCCTCCCAGACCCCAGGCCCTTCTCCCACAGCCATGATGCGCGCGTCGAGCGGCCCATCAGGAAAAACCTGCCGGTGATCATCGGGGCAATTGGGGCAACGGGAGTAAGTCCAGGGTTGCATCAGAACGGCACTCCGTCATCTTCCTTCTGGAAAAGGACCCGATCCGGAGGTGGGCGGTGCTTCGGATTGTATCCCGTGAACTTTCCGTCTATCCGTTTTTGGTTGCAAGTAAGTGCCGAATGGAATGCGGTGGACAGCATCAACAGGTTATCCCCGGAATTGTTGGTCTTGTCGAAGTCTAGGTGGTGCACCTCGTAAGGCCATGGGAGTAAGATGCGAATGGAGTAAGGCGTCATTGCCACGTTATCCTCGACGACCTTGCGGTGCACATACTGGCCACGCAAGTCCTTCGGCGAGGTGTAGCGTAGATGCCCGGCTTTAGTCTTCTGAACCCCCTTACCATAGAAGTTCAGCTTCTGCTCTCGCATTGCGTGACCGCCTGCACAATGTTCTCAGCCGTCTTCTGGCCTATGCGCATCCCCTTGATTCCAAGCCAGCGCTCTACATCCGCGTTGGCCATATCCCTAGCGGACCTGAAGTGCGGCGCCAAGTCCAACCACCGTGAGTCAATCCCAGGCAAATCCGCTAGCCATTTCTCCAGCAATGTCGGATCGTGCCGCATCGCCGCCTTGGTTCCCTTCCTGGGCCTCTGCGGTACCGGTGCATAGATCGACCGGCTGACCGACGTGTGCTCCTCCCAGGGCTTCTGCCACCAGTGGAACCGATCCACCACGGCCGCGCACGTCTCTTCCTGATCCTGTGTCCGCCACACGTGCAGGTTGGTCCAGTCCCGTGTTGTGGCCTCCAGCGAACACAGGAACGAATCCACTTCCGAATACCGCACCTGGCCCCGGATGGTGTGCCACCCGCCGTTCCTGTACTCCACCATCCCAGACTCGCGCTGGCGCCGCCAGATCCCCTCGACCAGCACATAGATCTCGTCATAGGTCTGGGTCATGCCAATGAGTTGGGAGCCTGCCAGGCGGTGGTCACGCATCGAGTTGACCAAATCCTGGATCGTCTTACGTTCAACCCCGACGAGGATTGTGCCATCGGCGCCGCAACCGGTGAATTCGAAGTCCGAGGCCAGTTCGCCATCTGCGATGCGGGCATCGGCTCCCAGATTGCGGAGCCCGTCCAGCAACTCCCGGCTTCCCGTTCTTGGGTCAACCAGGATCATGCCACGTGGCCTGTGTGCAGTTGCTGTTCCAGACGGTCGAGCGTGTCCTCGGCTTCCAGGATGACCAGTCCAGGGTCCACATTCATGCCGCAGCCGGTCCAGCAGCGCATCCGGGCGACCTCCAAGTACCGGCGTAGCAACCAACTACTACCGGCACTGGTGCACCGATTCGCCAGCCGGTGCACGAACAATACCTCTTCCTGTGTGGTGTAAGGGGGTTCCATGGGACGCTCCTTCAGGCCGGCAGAGGGTTGCCGTCCGGGTCTTCCGGGTCCAGGAACACGGCACGCTCAACGTCGATATCCCCGACCAGCTCAGAGGCGTGCAGCTTCATCTCTGCCTTGGCTAGTGCCGTGGCGTCAACCAGCGAAGGTGCCTCGAACGTGCCGCCGTATTCCAGTTCGGCCCGCAAAATGATATGGTATTTGCGCACGTTAGTCCTCTTCCGCCGGTAAGTGGGCAACGTGGTTCGGGCCTATCTCCGGGTCCACTTCGCGCAGCAGCCCGGCGACCGCCTTTGCAACTGCTTCATCGTGCGTATAGGGGGGCTTGCGGTGCCCCTCTGGGCGCATGGGGAGATTGTTGAAGTCGATCCCGGCGATGAGTCGGGAAATGACTGACCCGAATGAGTCAAGCGGGATGCGGTAGCCACGTTGGTAGAACTTCAGAATACGCAGCATGGAGCCGCCCGCCTCCTCCTCCCGTACAGGAGACGTATAGATCAGCCGCTTTGCCGCTAGGTCCGGGTAGAACCTGTTATCACAGGTGGATTTCCACAGCGGCAATCCCTCGTGCTGAACCAGGATCGGATCTGCCCAGAAGGCCGCCCTGGAAATGGTGAAGTCAAACGAGTTCAGGGCATTAATGGGATGAGAGAAGACCCACCTGTGAATGATCTGGATGGGGTACCGGTAGCCCAGCACCGTAATCGCGTTGTCCGTGGGGATGAGCCTCCAGTCTGGATGCTCACTCAGCAGCTCCCCGGCGTACTGCTTGGCGCTCTCCTTGGATGCCACAAACAAATCAATGTCGTTGATTTCCTCGCCAGAAACCGCAGCCCGAATGAATCCACCAGCGACAAACACTTCCATGGGATGCCGCTTCAGCAGTTCGAGCACTGACTTGGGGGCAAGGCGCAGTGCCCTGCCTAAGTCATGCCAAGTAAGTTCTACCATTACCGGTCTCCTTATTCCCCCGGCCGCAGCAGGGCATGTAAGTTGGAGTAAGTCACCGACGCTCCAGTCAACACGCCCTGCTCGCCAGCCAGCCCGCTGTTGTCCTGACTCTCATAGATGTCCAGTCCGAACCTGTCCACCCAAGTCTCGTCTTTGCCTAACTTCCTGGTTCGGTCGTGCGTCATCCGCACAAGCGTTGTGGTCGTATATCCCAGGTGGGGAGGACCATCCGGCTTAGTGAACCCGGTCCGGTTGTCCTGTTTGTACTCATCCCGTTCCCAAAATGTGATGAGAAGGGTCTTGTGTGAGAGGCCGTCCATCAGGTCGGTCCAGTCCTGTTTGGGCGGCCCCCACACCCGCGACCGGCCCACATCCTGTTTTTTGCCGAAGTGCGCAAACGAGATCCAGTCCCATATTTGGGTGCCTGTCTCGATGATGATGGGGTCGATCTCCGGCACCCTGCCCAACTCCACCACCGCCTTGAGCAATCTCTGGTAAGCGGCGGTGTAGATGGACTTGATCTTGTTGTTGTCTCCGTCGCTCTCGCGGTCGAGCGTGGCGATCTGGAGTGACTCAGCTTGGGTAATGAAGTCGTCCTTGTTGATGAATGGGAACTCGTACCCCAGGTCGTTCGATACTTCCCGGACGGTCTTCCGGGTCTTCCGGTCCCCGACAATCCAACCGGGCCGCTTGCCGCGCTCGGCAGCCCATTCGGTCGCCGTGGCACAGAGCCGCGTCTTGCCGCTGCCCTCGCCGCCGAAGATGCCGATACAAGCCGCCTCCCGGCCGCTGAAATCACAGGTGAATCCCGCTGGTGCACTAATCATCGAGAGTTCCTTCCTCCGGTTTCACTTGGTCTTTTGCCTTCTGCAACACGCCCCACCAGGACTCGACTTCGTAGGTCTCAAATTCAACCACGGTGGAGGTAACTCTAGGCTGGTACGGTCTGCTGTAGTCCCCAAGCACCCATAGAACGTCCCACTGAACCTGAGTGATGCCTCCACTGAGAGCGCAATAGGCAAGGCCCTGCTTGAGGAACAGCCAGCATTCAGCAACGCTTCGGATCTTCATAGTCGTCCGTTTGCATTCCCAAATGCGCATCGGTTCGCAGAGCAGCAGTCCGTCCGGGGTGCCCAAGATCCCATCCCGCTCCCACTCGCCGGGCTGCCAGAGCAGTTCATCCTCGGGATACAGACTGGCACAGGACTCCTCCCAGAACGCTCCCAATGCTGGCATCCATGGATAGTTATCTCGGCTGAACTTCTCGAATGGGAAATTTTCCGACTCGGAATCTTGCATCTTGCCGGCAGCCACTGCTAGATGTTTGTTGATCGCTTGGACGTGCACCCCGGCGGAGCGGGGACAGGAAGGTCTTGGCCTCAATGTCCTCCGCTCCATGCGGGAAGGAGTCAAGCGCAGTTGTGCCGTCCTAAGGACCCTCATTCGTGCCGTCCAGTCGTCCAGTCTGTCCAACTGCCAGTTGTCAGTCCTGGTTAGGGTCCTACTTCGCCGCAGCCTCGGGGAACGTCACCGTCCCGTTCCACGCCCCGGCATCGTCATACCCACACTCACCACCCAGTTCCGCGACAGCGTTCTGCACCCAGTCGGCATTCGTGACCAGCGCCTGGACCGCTGCCAGGTGCTTCGGGTTCATCTTGGCCCGCGTGAAAGCGTTCGTGATGAAGCCCTTGAGGGCCTGCGCGGACTTGATCGTGTTCTTGGCCCCCGGCTTCTGGGCTGCCACGGCCGCGAGCGCCTTGGAGGCCAGTTGCTCAGGAGTGTCTGCCGCGGACGGCGCTTCAGGCTTCCCCGCCTCGGCCGCCGCCGGCTTGCCGCCGTTCGCCAGGTAATTGGGGTTGATCCACCGGACCGCCACCTTGTAAGTGATCGGCCGGTCCGCACCCTTGTCGTCCTTCATCGGCCGCGTATTCAACCTGGTGCCAAACTTCTCGTTGCATTCCTTCGCTGCAAGGGTCGCCAGTTCGAACTTGAGTCCGACGAAGTGCGGCGCCCAGGTCTGGTCCAGAACGGCGACTGGGAACCCCTGCTTCTTGAGGGATTCCAGGAATACCATGTACCCGCACGACTTCTGGAACTGCTCTGCCCCCTCGCAGAATATCGTGTTGCCCTCAACGTCGATCTCCGCGCCCTGGTCGGTGGGGTTGGCATCGTCCGGGCCGCTGCCCTGGCCAGGATGGAACGCCGCCAGGCTCTTCTCCCCCATACCGAACCGGATCTCCACGTCATCCGCCCCGCGCACGCGGTCGCCGTCCTTGTCGAGTGGTGCTGCTGTGAATAGAAGGTGAGGCTGCGTGGCCTTGAAATCGCTCTTGAGGTTCTGGTACTTGGCCCCAGTGACCTCATAGAGCCCGGCTTCGACGCCGCCGCCCTGTTTTGCTTTCTCCGGGTCTGAACTCGGTCTTGGCATACTGTTTCGCTTTCTCCTTTTGGGTTGCGGCTTCGATGCCGCTCAAAATAACGCAATTACGAGTCTACATTCTAGGTGAAAGTAGGTCAAGAGAAAAATCACACGCGGCCCTAAACTGCTGGATCTATTGGAGTTTAGGCAGAGGGCGGGGGAGGGAATGCTCGGTGCGGACCTTGAACCAGGCAGGAAAGTGGTCG